TCTCCATCGCTAGCCATAATGGCCTCTGCGACTATTTCAATAGGGTCTTTTTTCTTAAAATATTTCTTTAACAACTCCATTTCGTCTTTATCCAACAACCCCTTGAAGGCGCTGGCAAAGTAATTGTATCCCCATTGCTCAGCTGGCGAGTAGGCTATAGCGTAAGGATATTCTGAATTATGAGTAAAAGTAGCATCGAGCCCAATTGGAATGTTGATAACATGATTGCTATTATACCACAATTTATAATTGGGGTTCTCGCTCCAAAACCTTAACGCATATGCTAAACAGTTCATCTTTGAGTATAATTTATAAATTAAAAAACAATAACCTGCTCTGGCTCCATGTTGTCTGAAGATACATAGATTTTGTGGTGTACCAATCCAGTCCGGGTTTCTATAGGAAACAAATAACCATTAACAGGCGATACATTTGATACAATAGCCCCTTCTTCAATAAGCCGGTCTGCTAACTTGGGGTGGATTATAATTCCGGTAATCCCGGAGGCGCTGTTGGCAATTTCCTTTGTTAAGATATCTTTTGCAGATGCCTCAAAAGGCAATTCTAGCAAATCAAATATCTTTATATACCATTCCGGCCATTCAATAAGAACCTCTCTGCCGTATTCAGATACTAGCAAAATCATTCCATCAGGAACTGTTTTTAAATATCCACTATGAACTAGCGATCCTCGTCTGGCAACAACCACACCACCAGGTAAGTTGTTTCTGTTTATTTTTTTCCACATAATTGTATCGTTTTTAGTTTGATTATTTATTTTCTGGATAAGGTAATAACAATGGCCCACGAGACAATAAATCTGTTTGCCGCTTAAGTATCTTTATTTTCGAATGATACATTGTCGGGGCGTATTTTATAATTTTAAAAAGCTCAAGGTCTCGTCCCGTAGTCTGTGGCAATGTGCTATCCCAGGCAAATACCACAGTACTGCATTTAAGAGAACTCTGCATAATGGTCATGTCGTTTTCTGCGCTGCCGGAGGCTATAAGCTGATCGTCTGAGGGACTATCAATCATACAGGGGAAAACACTGCATAGGTATATTCCCCCAAACTTATGTGACTTAGCAATGTCCGTAAAGTACTTTTCTCTTTCTTCGTTAGGAGGAACAAGGTCAATGAACAAAATGTTCGTCCTGCTGGTATCCCAAAAATCACACAGCATTAGGCGCTGGCCTGTTTCTGAATACTTCGATCGTATTAGTTCGGGTTGGGTCATTTTCTTATTTTCATTATGTCCACCAACTTGAATTGATAGGCACCTTCGGGTATTCCTTCCGCCTCTCTTAGTGCTTTAACTAAGTCATCTGACATGCCACTATTTCTTCGAACCGAGTCCTGGTAGGTTGCTATAAACTTTCCACCGGCTATCATGGTATAGTCATAATCTTCTGCCTTCGGCGGATTTTGTTCAATCCAGTATAATAGTTCTTTAACTGTATTGCTCATTTCAATCCATATCTATGAGTGATATATTTTTTAATTCCCTCACCTGGCAAATATCCAGGATACAATCTGTGAAACTCCATTATTCCAGTTCGGTCTTTGGCGATTAACCCCTTGTCCATCATGTATATCATGGCCAGCGAGGGAGCCCTGGACTCTCCCTTGGAGCAATAGATAAAAACATTCTGATCCTTTATCTTCCGATCAATAAAACGCACTGCGGCATCGATCATATCATCGTGAACATATTTAGGATCTTTGCCGTCAATCATGTTAAGGTAAATCTCATTACCCACCTCTTTGTACAAGTAGTCTGGATGGTCAGGAGTTTTTTTGCCTACCTTGGATTGATAGGAGTTGCCGGCACCGTTATTCATAGCACACACGATCGCGGCGCCATGCTCTACAGCATTAGCGTATTCGCTCTTGTCTCCTACATAAAGATTTTTTGTAACTCTTATCATGTTTCAAAGTTTAAAAAAGGCCGCTGAGGGAGCGCGGCCTTCGTCTACACCATTGCCTTGCCTTCAACATTTCTACTCTTACGATCTGCAGTCCTCTTATTCAACCACATAAGGCTCTCCTCGAGCTTTGTGATCACAATGCTATTTTCCCTGCTTGGGAATTTTTTATTAAGATACTGGATCCTGTCGATAAGCACAGCCAACAATTCTTCATTGGTAGTACCATCACTCAGGGTTTCTAATTCCGGTTGCCCTGCAACTATGGGCTCCTTGTGTATGAACTGAATAACCTGACCATGGTCTGGGTTTTCAAAATTGGCCGCTATGTAGCGGTGGCCTTCTAATAATACTTTCATATATTATGGTTTGATTTTTACGTGTCCCCAGCAATAATTAACGTTGGTATCTCCGGCTTTATAGGTGAATGTCTGCCCTGGCTTTAAGCTTCTCTGATCGACCATGTTTCCGGCTACGTCAAGAAAGGTCAGATCATAGTTACAGCCAGGGGTTGGGTTCATGACAAGATCCTGGTAGGTTATGGGTAGAGACACTTCTGCATTGGCCCTGCATGTATACCGGCACGGCTCTGTCTGTATTACCGTAGGCGTGGTAACCAAAAACGTGGCCTCCCACCCATAACTGTTATTTAATGAAGTAGCCATAAAAGTAATAGTAAGGCATCCGTCCGGCGCACGGCTTGTAATGGTTTTCCCCACCGGCGAAGCATCTTTTAGATTGTTGTAAAGTTCTTCCAGCCCAGAGTATATGATCAGGTTGTCTCCGCCAATTGACGGGAATATGCTAAGCTTATTTATCACTATGCTGACAACTCCCGCTCCGCAAATGTGGGCCGTAGACAAACATCGGTCGCCAGGGGCATCGCAGTTGAGGTAGTTTCCGTCTTTCCCTCCTGAATCGTAAAACATGTCTCCGGTCTCAACCCGGTAATTAACGAATGTGTTGCCCTCCGGCTGTCGGAACTCCTTAAAAAAGAGAAATAACGGAAGTAGGATTGTTGATATCATGGTAGTTTTCTTAAATGATCTTTTCTTGTGTAAGTTGTTTGTCAATCTCATGCCAGTCAACCCGGAACGGATTGGTTATTACGGGAATGCCTATGCATTCATCGTCAATAAACAAAATATGCTCATCCTTCATGCGCTTCCAGAACCCAGGATCAATTTTTGTCTTGGAGAACTCAACGATGGGCCGTTGAAGACTTAGTTCGGTCAAGTATACGAGTGCCGCCTCCAGCGATCCGTCATTAAATTCCACCCGGCGCGTGTTTAGTACGATATTATGACCGGCCATCTGAAGCTTATTAAGAACCTCCTGGCACCCTTCATTATACTTGCCTATTTTAGGGTATGCATGATGAACTACTGTTCCGTCAAAGTCAAGGTATACGGTCATATCTTCTTTCCATTTATAATTTCAAACCAACGATCTTTAAGCATTTTAAAATAAACGTCCTCTGGACAGCCATATGGGCCAATAGCCCACATATCATTAAGCTCAATGGGAAAGGTATATTCCTGCTCCATATCGACGCCTACGTCAACCGTAAAGGCCAATGGCAAAGATTCTATGTTATCATTAATATCCCTGGTAAAGGCACCGGCAGATCCCCACAAATCATTTGGAAGAACAATAGGATCTCCACGATAATGACTTACGTTTACAATCTTTCCTCTGTGATAAAATATTCTCCACTCTGAATCAATATTACAACGCCTAGGTTCACAGCAGAAATATGGTCCATCCCAGCCATTTAATTCAGGATATAAGTCAAAATCTTCGATTGACTTAGCTACAAAACCAGCGAACTTTTTTATGTCATTCAGCGGCTTGACAAACGATGGATATCGTATTTTATCCTTAGTCTCTACTTCCGCCCAATTCAGATCAAACAAGCCAGGGACCTTATGAACTTTTAAGGGCGCCGGAACCTCCATGTTATGAACGTAATTAAAAAACCAAGTCATATACATTATAGATCCAATAGGCATTACATCCTTTAAAAAAGATCTGTCTTTAACCATCGATAATTGCGACAAAGGCATCAATATCACATCATGTCCAGCATTTCTTGCACCGAGACACCCCTTAAAGCAATAGTCTGATACTATTTCACCTCCATCAAGACATTCTATTACTACTTTCATAGCAAGTGAGTTTTTTGGAAAGCCAAAAAATATGCCTCCACCGCCTGGTCTACGCCTATGACAAAAGAAATGTTAGAATATGTTTCTTTTGGACAGCCATTATTATCTATAACAATTCCCTTTTCCCCTACCCTGTAGGAAGATATTTCAAGTGACAATTTTGGATCCACTAAACTATACAGAGATATTTTGCACTCCAAAACCATATGGCCCAGGTCTTTTATATAAGTTCCCCTAAACCGATCAAATACATGTTTTGGCCTTACCTCATCAGTTGGTTTTATTGGAGTCTCAGCAAGTGGTTCTCCTTGTCTTGGCGTATCCGTTGCCGTCACTATTGGGTCTAAAGATCCATTAATTGGTATTTTTAAATGCCGCATTACTATCTTAATCTTAAAACAGTCAGCATCATCGCTTCTATACACTGTATATGGATTCCCTTTGTCATTCTGCGTAATAACCACATGTTGTTTTGTAGCTACCAAAACAAAAGATCCAATTACATACATTTTGACGATTTCTCCGTGAGAAACCAGTGGTATCCACCCCAATGACTTTATTTCCTTGTCAGTAATCATATTGTTTTGTTTTTATAAATTTCAGCCAACCTATCCTCTTTTGTTTTCTGAACCATAAAGCAATAGTCATAATATATCTTCAATCCCCTCATGTCTGTTCCCTTGGGATACTTTTTTTTAAGCATCCTCTTCGTTTTCCGACACCAGCGCTTGCTTCCCGGCACAGGCTCTTTGCGCTTGAATAAATCCTTAAACTGTTTAATTAGTACAGAAACAAGACTCATTTACTTTTAATTAATAGGTCAAGATCCTTAATAAAATCTTCTTCCCCACCGTAGTCGTTATCGCTACAGTTTCCCCACTTTTTTATAAACTGTTCTCTGGATATGGATGTCTCCTGTCGATGAAAAACATCCAAACTAACAAAGGAAGCATTATCTAGTTCAAAACCTGCGGCCTTTGCGTGCCCTCCTCCACCCATTGCTTTAGCTATTGCCGAGCAGTCAATGTCATTGGTGGTATATATACTAAAAACCCACTTATCAATGGCGCCATTATATTGAAACACCATCATAATGTCATGAAGGCTTTCATCATATACCGATTTAAAGGAAAGGGAACTAAATTGGCTTCCATTCATTACCAATGCCCTAAAACCAAAAAACTGTGTTACCCAGGCCTTTTTACATTGAACTTGGTCGATTTGTCTTTGATATTTTATTACGGTTTTGCCTTCTTCTATTATTAATAATATCTCGTCATCCGATGTTAATAATCTGTTTAAGGGTGCGTCGTTAAATAGAAAAGAATCAAATGTGTCAACCGAACTACACCGAAGTCTCATTCCATACTGAAACGGCAATATTATTTCTTCCCAGCGAGGAGTATCGGAATATCGCCATGTATCGTATTCTCCAAGCAACTGTATGGCAACCGGGACACCCTTGTCGGGAAATAAATGCTTCCATGTAGCTTCACAGGCAGAAATGGTGGTATCCAGCAAGGCCCTGCAGGAAAAATTATGATATAGGTTGTATTGATTTATAGCGGAAATATGGTGATCAATCCACGTAAGCCCGCATCTCCCTGACAAATGTTGCATATCCTCCATTGGAAAACTTATGTCGGTCATAAAAACATGTTCCCCAAAAGGAATGCTTTCCCAGGGAATAGGCTGCCCATAGTCCCATTCAATAATCTTGCATTGAGGATATTTATGCTTGACAATAGCTCCGCTGGCCCAACCATCTAAATCTCTTCCGTGTGTAATACAAATCATCCTTGCATCTTATTAATAAGTGACTCAACTTCTGCCAGCCTTTTTTTGTCGATCGAGTAGTATACAAACTTGCCACTCCTTTGACTTGTGATAAGCCTTGCTCGTAATAATATACCCAAATGCTGCGAAGCCACAGACTGCTCTATCCTTAAAGCTATATATATATCTGTGACTGACATAAAATCCCTGTCGTGCAATAAAGGCAAAATGCGCCCCCTAAGCTTGTGATTTACAGCCCTCAACACAAGCACGGCTCGTCTTGCGCTTTTTATGTCCACTATTTGCTCTTCCATGATGCAAATATAACAGCTTTGTATATATAATACAAGTGTATATAGATATATTTTTGAAATATGAAATAAAAAAGGGACCCGGTAAAGGTCCCTTTTGCTTTCTAATTTTTGGGGTAAAAATAAATTATAGGAACCCCGGTAAACGAAAGGAGAAATGCTGCTATCACATAAGCGATTAGCAGCTACTCAATTGCCGCTAATCGCATAAAGATAAATATTTAAAAATGATTAAAAAAACGCTTAAAAAAGGGAGCTTTTTCAAGCTCCCAAACTAAATTCTAAAAAACCTTAAATGAATATGATGGTAGCGGAAGATGGACTTGAACCACCGATCTTAGAGGTATGAGCCCTACGAGATACCAACTTCTCCATTCCGCAATACAAATATAAATTAAATTAAAACATTTCCAACTGCCACCGCCGTCTCTTTCTGTTGTTGGCTCTGTATTGAGCATCGTGCCTGTTATGGTGAAGTTGGCAAAGTGCCTTTAAGTTCTCCATTCTATTGTCTGAGACATCATGGTTTTGGTGGCTTATGGTAAGAATAATTTTTATAGCAACCTGGTTGGGATCTCCGGAAAGCGGAACTATGTCTGCATAAAAATCCGTGGCAATATATTCTCCGGTCTCTGAGTTAAAAATTTCACCGGTTGCATACTGGTAAACCTCTACACCATCCATAATACCCCTAAACACAACTTGATAGTTGGGAATCTTACATATCTCGCAACAGTTATTTGCGCGCGCTAAGACGCTGGGGCGTATCTCAGAATCCCAGTTTCCCGGGTATAGCTTTTTATTTACCGGGCACATGGCTATAAAATTAAAGCCTTTATAAATTTAAGTGCTTCCTTCCTTTTGTTTTCAAAGACTTCGCGGTCTATGGGATCAGATTCTTTAACATGGTTCGGCGTATAGGTAGCAGAAAAAAATTCAACCTTGCCGTTTTTGCTATCAACTTGTTCAACCAAAAAACCATATCCAGAATAGAATCTTTCGCCAGGCGTCAGTACCGCATAGGCGCCGTCTCCCATTATTCGATAAATTTTGTTTTCACTCATTTTTTATATATTTGCATTGACAAATTATTTTAATCTTATGATCAAGGAAGAAGACCGGACGGCCTTGCTATTAATACTTATGGTGATATCGTTGGTGTTCATTTTTTTGCTTTAGCATCTACCAACATATTTTTAAGCTTAGTAATTACTCCCCGATAGGCGATTACTTTTCTATTTAAGACATTATGCCTTTTCTGGCTGTCATAATACCAACGTTTATACATGTCACGCTCAGCTTCCATTCTTTGATAGTTGCTTGCCATAATTTCTGTGGCGGCGGCTATTCTTTGTAGGCAGCCTGTATTGATGTTTTCATTAGACGAAATACCCTTCCAGTTATTTTTACTAAGGGCTATAAAACCATCTTCTTCTGGCATATTAATTTATTTTAATAAACTATTAATCAAATGTAAGAGTAAGCAGGTCTGCAGCCTTGTCTCTGTCGTCGTCCAGTAGCGCCAATTCCTTTTCTAACCTAAGTCTATTATAATAATTGCTTTCGTTAGAAAGTTCTTCAAAAACCTTATGCCTGGCCCTGGTTATCTTCAATAATCTTAATGACTGAACAACCATGATGGCCTCCAGTTTTTGCTCGTCGGTAAGGACATTAGATTTCATCATAGGTAAATTGCAGTTTGTCCACATCTATCCAGTCAACTATTTTGTCGTAAAAAATGCGCTTGGTCTTCACCTTTTTTTCTTCACACATCTTCAAAAGCAACTCCATCTCCGGGTCGTGCTTATTGATAAAACATATGCAGTGTGTGGCTATATCAATCATCTCCTTATTAGCTACCAAAAGCGCGTCTGTTCCGAGTTTTTTAAAGTCCGGACGGATCTTTATCAATGAATACTTGTTGGACCTGGCATAATACTCCCCCCTGGTTTCAGCACCCCTTCGCCCGGCAGAAATTATGCAGATATCTTTTTTATATCTCATTAATATACCGTCCAATACCTTAAACATGTAGGACAGGTAATTAAAATCCCTGGACCCGGTGACAATCATTTTAACCATTAATAAAAATTTAGGGGGACAAAGCGGCCTGGTATTTTACATTCCCTTAACGCTATATAATTGTTTTTGCCATAGGCCACCAAAACCGATGGCGCACCGGAATTGGCCTTAGCCTTTTCACCTGACAAACGATGAAAGAATAGTCGTCTTTCAATAAATAGCAACGCATCGGCTTTGTTCCATACATGTTCAAAAAACATTTTGGTTTCAGTCCGGGCAAATATCAATGCAATTCCGTTACTATGTTTGGCTAGTTTATCAAGCCATTTTCCTGTTTCTTGGCCATAGGGAGGATTGCACCAAACCCTGCCAAACCACTCCTGCTTAAGTCCGTCATCTTCGATAGTAAAATGAGTTTTGGCCGTTGGCCAAGGCCTGGTTATAGGACTACACGGATCAAGATCAAATTGTCCGAGCTTGTTCAATATGTCTGGAGGTGTCAGCCATTCGACTGTTAAGGCCTCTTCAGATTGGTGCGCACCCATTCCCCCTCTACTCATTTTTTTAACCATAATTATAATAAACTTGCGGCCATATCAGCCCCTAAGCTGTCATCCGTGACATCTAGTCCAGCAACCGGGCGTTGATAATTTAATTTATGCAATTTCTTGATCTCAGGATTTTTTACACGAAAGGCCTGGATATAAAGAACTCCGTTTTCGTCCCGCACAAAGTCTGCCTGTACGTAGTCGTTTGCGGCATAAGCATCTTCCTTTGATTTATATTTATTGGCAAAGATGTCGTCAAAGGTTCCCCTGCTTTCTTTGTGGCCGTGGCCGAACAAATTAATTTTTGTATATTTCATAATCTATAAACATTAATTGACACCAAGGTCAAACGTAATGACATACCAGGAACACGAGTTATTGTCTGAAGTGATTATTGGGAAGCCCTCTTCTGTTTTTCCACTGATTCTTAGATCGTCAGGCAGGTTTCCTCCATTTTGGGCTGATATAGTTCCAAACAACAAATCCGTCAAGAATTTTTTATCTTCCATGGCTATTCTTTTACAAATGCGAATTCTATTACATACACCTCTCCCGGCTCGCTAATCTTTTCAAGGTGTTCCAAGGCCTGTACGGTATCACCAAAAAACTGCATAGGATAAATTAGAATCCAGTGATCCCTTCCTGACCAACTACCGTTGGTTTGTAAATAGGACGAATATATTCCGTCAACGTCTTTACGTAGCTTTTTAATTATTGCCTTTCTTACCATTATCTATATTTAATATTTTTAAAATTGATTTCTTTTCCTCTTCGGTAATTACTTCCGGCTTGCAAATAGACTTGGCGCAGCTCAGAAAGACCTCTATTCTTTCAATATATTCCAGCTGAAAGGAGGCCTTGTCTATTTTGATCAAATCATCTTTGACCCGGCTTATTACAGATATAGCCATGTCCTTAGTGCTTTGCTCCTGGGCCATGTGTTGTTTAGATTCTTTTACCATATTTATTGGTCGATAATACTGGTCTTTTGTTGCCATACATATACAGGGTTTTTGTCAATATCTATGGAGACAAATATACAAACTTATTGTGAAGTTGAAAAAATATTTTTTTTATTTAATTTTGAAATTCTGTTTTTATTAATACATTTGCTTCGTGATAATTTCTGAGACACATCGTAGAAAGACTTAAATTTATACCTTCCCCGGGTATGATATCAGCTCGATCCATCGGTGTGCCTCAGAAACAAAACTAATCGGATCGAGCATTTTTTGCCTTCCTATTTGGTATCACAAACCCAGGTGCAGCACTACATTAGAAAGGGTACAGGCTGTATCTCGGTGGAGGTTTTGTAAACCTGCGGTATAGCAGTGAGGTTCCTCCGAGCATTTAGGTATTGGCTTATTGAAGGTTATCCCGGGATTCGGCAAATTGCCGTCAGTGGTTAAAAGAAAATCTTCCTTGAGGTTCAGGCGCGAAGCAAGACGTTATAAGCCATACTATCTGCAAAAACATTCCACCCAAAATGCAAAACGGCGTTTATGGGCTTTCTATGAGCCTGAGCATAACATCAGCAGCCTGGCACAAACAAATGATTGCCGTCGCGGATTAGGGTTGTTTAGGGGTTGTCCACATTAATAAAGTTGAGGGTATAGCCTAAAATAAAAAAGAAGATTACCTCAAAATTGGAACTTGGAATAACAAATAACTTTAATACTAAAAAATCAACTTTAAACACATACATTAAAGTTTTGGGGAAATTGTGCCAAATTCATACCTTTGCCCCTTTAAATAAATCAAAACAACATGAAAAGATTAAGTTTACTAATACCTATGTTATTGGTGCTGGCAACGACCTTTGCCCAGGCGCCATATGCTATTTTTAACAGGGAGCGACCGGAACTGGTCAAAAGCGTATCTGTCCACAGCCTGTGGCTTGGATCGACACTTACCACAGCCTTCAATGACCACACAGACGGATTAAAGGATAATATTTTATTGTCCGGAAAGGTCATTTACGATGTCTCTGTTGGCGGGTTAAAGCTGCCTATTGTGAGCAATGTTAATATCGATTTCGGACAAGGCCTTGGAGGATTTTTGAATGGAGATAAAGGAATTTCCATAGGTGTGTACCCTTATAAGGTCATTGGTAGCGGGGCAATAGAAACAGTATTACATGGCGGTCTGGCTTATAAACTATTACCAGGAGCAACAAGCTTTACTCCCCAGGAGACAAAGATCTTTGCTGGGGTAGATTTTGCCAAGAAAGTTGTTGAAAGTGGCTATCCGGTTACTCTGAGTTTTACGCCGGTTTATGTTATGCATAACCTGGATATGAAGAACTTTGCGGCCCTTGAAAGTACATTAATTGTACCTATCTCTGGAGCACTAGGGCTATTAGCCGAATACAACACTCCTTTTACCAAGTCAGTTCAAAGTCAATTCAGGGCAGGTATAGTCATTACTTCGCCTCAAAAATAAAACCTACTACTACTGGCTGGGGATAACGATCCCCGAAAGGCGGTGCAATGCCGCCTTTTTTAAGACATTTTTTTGTGATTAGTAATTTTTGGATGGGTATGGCGAGTTCGTCATACCTTTTTTTATTATATTTGTACCTGTAAGTATTAAATTTTAAGTTTAAATTTGGTCATGACTTGGTGGTATTGAAACAGATATCACCAAGATTTTTAAATATGATTGACTTTAAAATAGAAAAAGACATAAAATTCAATCATTCAACCCGATCCCCTCATTTTCAGATGAAAAAAGAGGACCTGTGGCCGAATGTTGAGCGTATGCGCCCGGGAGATACCTACGTAATAGAATATGATAAGCCCGCCGCTCTCAAAAAAAGATTTGTCAGCTTATGTGTTGAAAAAACCGGACAAACCCTAGATCAATTAAATATTAACATCCTTATCCTTGCAAATAAGCGAGGAATCGTTATCTTGAAACTCTAAAAACATAAAATCACATGGATTGGTTAGAATTAGAAAAAAGGATTAAGGCGCTTGAAGACAAAGAGTGCTGTAATAAACGCTCCAAGATTACCACAGCTACAGATTTTAACTTAAAAATATCTGGCGGATCAGAAGTAGATATGATAAAAGTAAAATCTAATTCAATTCTTGCCGCGTTGACAATAGGAACAACGCCAGGAGGTACAGAAGTGCTTACGCCTACAGCTACAGTAGTTGGGTGGAATACTTTTATTGTAAATGCTTTTAGCGAGGATGCTTACAATCTTTATTTTGGAGGAATTACTTCGTCCACAACAATTATAGTTTATAAAAGATGAAAAGTATAGTATCATCTGATCATGTATATAAATATAAAAGCATCCTTGGTGATCCGACCTTAGCCGATTTACCAGTAGGTACGCAACAGGTGTTTTTAAATCAAAACACAGGAAATTTAGAACATTGGGGAAATAATAATGGGAGTATTGAGAAGATATCTGGTGCTTCTGCTGTGGGAATTGATAGCCTCACGAATTGATTATATCACAAGGAGAGTACAAAATAAATACTTTGAGATTGCAGGCGATCCTACAGTTTATGTTTTAGGAGATAAAGAACAGGGATTATTTAAAAATATTTCTAACAACGAAAAGAGGTTGTGGGTAAATGATGGCGGAACAATGTTTAAGTCTGCTGCATTAACATAAATAGAAAAATTAATATAATATGCCAGTATGTGAAGTTCACGGATCCTTTTATAAGGAGGGGGCTTTTTGTAACGAATGCAACCGGGCAAAAATATCAGAATGGAAAGCATCGGTAAAAGAAAGCAAAGGCAAAGAAAAAAAATATTACCAGGCTGTAAAGAGGCGAATATCTCCCAACCATGACAGGGAGAAGTTAAAGGCAAAACTTCAATATCATTGGCGCGCTAAAATATTCCCTTTCTACCAAAAAAGAGGCTTGACATCTTTTTGCTGGATCGACAGGAAACCCTTCTTGCAGGGAGTTACAAACCGCCTTTATACTGCCCAGGTGTCTCACTATTATGCCAAATCGCACTTATATCAGTTATGGACCCACCCGGTTAATAGCGGAATATGCTGTTACAGGCACAATGTAGACAAACCAGAGACAGTAGCTGCCATGGAGCCTATGATGATTGAGGTTTGGGGCCAACAGCGATTTGATGACATGAGGGGAGAGGCTGCAAAGTATCTCGAATGGATCAACAAAGGGGTTGATGACGAAGGCCACCTAGTGCGCCGATACCCAAGTGATCAGTGGTTTATCGATGAGATAGCCAAGACTAAAAAAATGGTTATATCATAGATTGTGTATATATTTGATAGAAATATTTTTTAATCTAAAACAAATAAATTATGGAAAATTTACCTGCATGGGTGGCTAAGGTTACTTCTGTCTGGATTGGCATTGGCACCTTTTTGGTTTTACTTGGAACCAAGGTGGTTGGGCTACCAGACTGGGCACCAGCATTGTTCTCTGAGCACTTTGTTCAGGCTACAATGATCTTGGTGGGGGCCGTCATCAACTACCTACAAATAGTGCGTGGCATCTTTGCTACACATCCAAGCTCTCAGGCCAAGACCTTGAGTGCTGGAGATAAGTGGAGTTATGCCTTAAAACCGTGGAAAATGGCGGCATAAGTATGTATAATCCCAAAAAGGTTATATATTTGTCTGTGTTATGGAAGTGACTAAAGATATATCTGGTGTAGATACAAGGAAGAGAATAGCAAACGCCGTGTATACATATATGGTGCTCAACGTTGACAGGAGCAAGTGGTTAAGTGTACAACAAAGATCACTGTATTCTGCTATGTTAGAGTTCTTTGCGTCAGGAAACAAGCCTTCAAGGGGATGGATAGCTAGTCTAAACGTCCCCTTGGTTTTGGTTAGATACAGATATACCTATATTACTAGGATAAAAAAGACAAATTGGATGAAGTCTAGCGGAAAGGCCTTTGTCTTTCCGCCAGTGCTTTTAGATATGGCAAAGGCCATGGTTAAAAAAGAAGTTGTTGACTATCATATGAAGTTATGATCGATGATATTGAGAACTTTATCATTGAAGAGGTAGAAAAAGAAAGAGGTTTTGTACACGGAGACTTCATGAGAGCCGTAGAAGTCTTCTGGTACACCATAAAGTTCTTTATGTCTCAGGACGAAATGCCTGTTATTAAAATTAAGTATTTCGGCACATTTAGGCCAGAATACAGGGTGGTTAATAAGGCTATTCGTCGGGAAATAAAGAAGATAAGGGAAAGTAATGGTGCTAGAGAACGGGATAAGCTCTATCGCCTTCTTGTAGTTAGAAGAATGTTGATTGATTCGGGATATGCCCCGAAGATGTATTACTACAAAAAACGGTTTAGAAATGGCAGAGAAATTGACGATCCCAGAGCTTACGGCGCTTACCGAGCTTTATGTAGCCGCCTCGAACGGCTCAGTGCGTCCAGAAACAAATAAGGGAGTAAAAAATGATGATCCCGCTGGCACGACAATCATAAGAGACGCCAAGGAGTGCAAGGGCTTTATGCGCGCTATTGAAAGAATAGTGTGCAAGAATTTTAACGAAGTTGTTAACCACTCAAACCAATAACCTAAATGGATTCATTAGAACGATTTAGGTTGTTTGATGCAGACAACCGTCTGGCTGAACAGCTGGCTAAAACAAAACCAACTCCCGATTACGTATTGGCGGAGTTATTCATATACAGAGAAAGTGGTCTAGTAATAGACCCTACGGCTGACGCCATCTTAGGGGACTCCGAAAACGGGGACTCTAAAAAAGGAAAGCTCAACATGTTTCCTTTTGCCAAGGTATTGGTAGACTCTCCCAAGTTTAAGGCTGGAGACATTATCAAGCTTTCTAACGACATTACCAAGCCACCTGTGCCCAATCCAGAATATGATACTGTTGTGTATCATAACAAAGCCTATCCGAATGACAAGCGGGAACTTCCTCCACAATATCTTGGAGATGTCAACATTATAAAGTTCCTTGAACTGTATAGTTATGATCATCGGCCATTCAGGAAACGAAGCGATAAAAATTATGTGGTGTTAATACCCACCGGATACATAGAATGTGTCATGGATAAAGAAATGATGCTAAAATGATCTTTGTTGCCTTATTGGTCATATTATCAGGCTTAATAGAGGAGTGGGAGTCCAGGAACCCGGATCTGCGGCTGCATCTTAAAAAAAGCGACGACGGAAACAAGTATTGGATGCTTTTTGGAATGCGGATACGAGACATGGTTAGCCCTGTTAAGTGGGTATCTTTTGTCAAGGGAGTGGTTTTAGATATGTTTCTTCAGCCACACATCCTAGAGCAAGTACTTGTAAGGCAAATAGTGTGTCAACCGTGTGTTGACGCCGGCAAGTGCATTGACTGTGGTTGTAAGATGCCTGAAAAAACTTATGACCTTGACGCGGAGTGCAGTGCTGGTAAATGGGGGGCAGTAGAAAGAGACCCTGTAGTTTACAAAAAAAACAAATTATTATATAAAATAAAATTAATTATAGGCTATGGAGAAAGTGTTTAATTCAGCAGAGTATAAGACTCGATTCACGACAGAAGTGTCTTATGGGGAACTAGTTTCTGGTGCAACTGTAAAGTTGTTTTTACCGTTTAAAAACCCAAACGAACTGTGTGATATTCCAACTAACCAGCTTGGAAGCAAGATAGTTGACTACATCATCAACTGTCCTTGTTCTGATGGATTCTCGATCAGAGAAGACGGCATAGAGGTTAACTTTAACTCAGGCCGGGCAGATACCGGAGTTGAGCGTGGTCCTTACTGGGCTACAATCAGGTTGTTTTTGGAGGATGACAAAAAGCTAAAGGTACCCAACAATATTGGGCAGCTGGTGTATAATCCTGACAAGGCGAATGTGACTCTTGAACTATACGGCACAATACGAAAGACTCAATGAGCGATGAAAAACTAGGAATTGTTGCCTATGCTGTAGTTCAGCTAATCTTTTTAGGGTTAAAAACCTTTGTAGATATCCCGTGGAAATGGGTATGGGTTCCAACATATCCCTGGTTGTTTGTGGTAGCGGTTGGCGTATGCATATTGTTCGCGATCTTTATTGCGTTTTGGTTTTTTTTGATATATCTTTATTTAAAACACCTTCTTAAAAGGAAAAAAACATGAAAACTTTTTTTTTGTTGGCCGTTATCATGGTATTTGGCTGTAATCCGGCCATACCTATTCTATTGTTCAAAGAAAAAAACGCGATAAAGCTGGAAGGGATAGGAACCCATTCGCTACTGCAGATAGATTCTGCCGGCGTTACCTTTCTGTCTTCCACCACTCTAAATACCTTTGATGTGGCGGTTCCTTTTGATGGGAAGTCTCTTGCCCTAAACCTTAAAAGACTTAATCTGTTTTCACAAGACTTCTCTGTTCAGACAAACAATGGTCGGGTATTATATGAACCCGGAAAGTATTTCAGAGGGACAATAGATGGTGACCCTACATCGGTAGTCACAATATCTATTGTGGATGGCGAGATCACCGGCATGGTATCCAGCAAAGACCTGGGCAATCTAAACATAGGAAAATATGGCCCTGATTATCTTATTATGGAACAGAACAATAATGGAGATATTACCTTTAAATGTGATGCCGTGGAAAACGATAGCCTGATCAGGGCAGTAGAGGCTCAGCTAAAAAACACAATAAGGGTTAAATCGGTTGGGAACCCATGCGTAAAGATAGATTACGAACTTACCTATGAAGTATATCAACACTTCGGTACGGTTGCTTCGGCAGTAAACTGGTTTACCGGGATATTTGCCGGATGTCAATCTATTTATGCTGCGGCAGGAATTACAGTTAATATCAACTATATGTATGTATGGACCGCCCCTGACGGATATTCAAAAAACACAGCGGAAGCCCTTGTCGATTTTTCTAAGAGACGAGTAAACGATCCAGCTTATAAGGGTAACCTGGCGCAGTTAGTCCGAGGAATGAATGGTGGTGCGTTGTCAGGGATAGCTTATGTCAACGGCCTTTGTGCGCCAGCCTACAGATTTTCTGTAGCTGAACCAATGTTTAACTATGCCACATTTGCACCAGGAACGCCAGCGGCAAGCCTTCCGTTTTCGTGGAGCGTTGAGGTTATTACGCATGAACTGGGACACAATCTTAGCTCTCCACACACACACAGCTGCACTTGGCCAGGCGGACCGATCGACAATTGTTATACCCAGGAAGGGTCGTGCCCACCGGGACCGACACCTGGGCCGGGAAAAGGAACCATTATGAGTTATTGTCACCTGACATCTATTGGAATAAACTTTTCCAATGGCTTTGGTCCTCTCCCACAAGCTAAGATACTGAGTGCGGTGAATTCAGGATGTGTGCCAATGGATTGCGGAACACCTCCACCCCCACCTCCTCCTACCCCTGTTGATACCGCCAATCCTGTTAATATAGCCAAGGGTGCTAAATCTTTTCAAAGTTCAGAGTATGGTGGATATCCGGCTTCGAACGCCGTAGATGACAATATGAGCACCTTTAATCACACCAACGCCGAAGTTGCACCATGGCTGTATGTCGATCTAGGGGCAATAAAAGATATTCGAAACGTAAAAATTTATTCACGCGTTGACTGTTGTAATGGGCGAATAAGAAATTTAAAGGTTTGGTTGTTCAATGATATGCCTCCGGTAATTGGAGATTACAACCAACCAAATCCGATTTATGCAGCAAACGGGTATTTGCAACCAAACCAGTCTTTAGATATTCCGGTTAATAACAAAGCTAGATATATTAAAATACAATGTCAGGCAATAGGAGGATTAACTTATTTGCATATTGCAGACTTGAAAGCCTATTCGATCGGTGGTGCGGTAGTTTGTAAAGACAGTACAATTACTTCGGTAGTAAAAGTTACCAAGGACTCTCTGGTTTATTCAACTATTAAGGTTTGTAGATAAAATGGAAACTTTCTGGCAGAAACATCCTACTCTATGCCTGGCATTCGACGATGAGTTTGTTGCAATGTCAGGTAGTAGTGATATGATGTATGCCATAGAAATGTATTATGATCCGCGCTCTGAAATAGCTATGGAGACTGACGATGCTCGTCGCCTGGAATACGTGAAAAAAGCGTATCCGGATTTTGATCCAACAGATCCTTATGTAATAGAGCAACAAGAAAAATATTTAGAACTGGTTCCAGAATTAGAAATTGACTTTGCAAGAACATTAAGGGACCTTAGAAAGACAGAACAGTTTTACGAGACACAGGTCCCCACTACTCTTCAGAACGCTAAGCTTAAAACGGAGGGACAGGCCAAGGTAAAGGATGCTATAAGCAACTTACTTAAGATCAGGAAAGATTTGACAGCCGCCAGGCAGTTAAATCAAGCAGTCGGCATAGGAAACTACATTCCGTCGCGGGCGGAGCAGGGCCTTGTTGGCAAGTGAAAGTAGCTAGCATATTTCCATATCAGATAAAAAACCGTGAACTATTCTACAATAGAAATCATGATTCCGTCCCGTTACTTGAAAGAGATAAGTATTGGGACCAGCAGATAAGAAATGTTATTGAGGGCCGATGGATTAATGACGAAGGCACCTGGATACACATGATGCCTAAGCTTTACTGGCAAATAAACATATTTGTCGGCAGTGTAGTCACAACTAAGTTTAATACAAAAAAGGTAAGCTTCCTAACCCTTACCGACAGAGAGTGGATCATATTCACATATCTGCTTTGCTGTTATGGGTTCTCTGGATATTCCGAGGACGAGTTTTTTACCTCTAACTTGGTGGTAGATTACGTAGAGAGAAATGTCGAACTAGACTATTTTCAACGCCAGCAACTTGACAGCAACCCCAACCTATATGACAAGCATGGCAAGATGAAAAAATATGTGAGGGCCTGGGATTACCTCACAGAGCACTATCTAGTTAAAGAGCCACAGGGCAAGCCGCTTGGCAAAATACTTTACGAGAACGACATGACGGATGCCACGATTATGGGAGCCCGTAACAGTACAAAGACTATGGCGGTGGCTGGTGGTCATGTATGTCATGAATTCTTTACCGGAGGAGTACGGGACTGGGAAAATATAGGAGATCTCGGTGTCAATAACAACAGATTTGGCATAGGCAGCGTAGACAGTAAGAAGGTTAAGGGGTTCTCTGATGTGATCCTGGATTTTTATAAAAACATGCCCGGTAAATACAACAAAGACGGCATAATACTTCCATCCCCACTATATCGTCGTCTTGTTGGTGCATGGGGTGATGGTGAAGTAAAACACCAGTATACCGATTCCGTTACCAAAGAAATCAAAGGATCTGGTAGCACGTTGGAGTTTGGTGTGTATCAAAATGCGGCACTATTTGTTGGTGGCCGGCGCTTTACCATTATCAGAGAAGAGTTTGGTTTGATTGATGATATCGTTACGGTTATCGGTGCCGAAGCTGAGACCTTAAAAAACAAAACAGAAGGCGTTAAGCTGGGTATTGCTGTAAACTTAGGTACGTCAGGGTTCTTGAAGAAGATAGAAGGACCAAAGACAGTATTTTATAACCCGGCTCGTTTTGGCTGTTACGGCATACCTAACTACTGGGAGAAGCCAGACTCCTTAATTGGTCTTTTCATGCCTGATTATTACGTTGACTCAAGATATAAAGACAAGAATGGAAATACAATCATCGAGGATGCATATAACGCTTCTGTGGCCCGGGTTAAGTTGTTAGAGGAGAACCACGCTTCTGGTCAGGAGATACGCGATCACGAGCTCAATAATCCTAACTGGCCAAGCCAAATGTTTTTGGATGCGCAGAGCGGTAAGCTGTGCTCTGACCTAGCGCGCATACGACGGGTAAGATTGTTAGAAGACCCTCCTGTACGTTCCGTTGGCGACTTTAGCTATGACGAAAAGGGAAAGGTTATTTTCACCTTAAACCGCCTGGGAACGGTTATCGATAATTACAGCAGCCAGACGAGTAAGCAGCCAAAGAAGAACTCTTGGGTTATCTATGAGATGCCTATTAAGGGAGCCCAAAAAGGACTGTATCGGATAACATATGATACCATTCGGTCTGACGGTGACGGCAAAACTGACGACGCGTCTATGGCGTCCATAATAGTCAGGAAGCTTTTTGATCTATCCAAAAGGGGCAAGCAGAACACTGTTGTGGCAAGATATACTGGGCGGCCGGGATCAAAAGACAAGACACACGAGCAAGCCATATTTGCTGCGGAATTTTACAATGCACTCGTCCTGCACGAGGATGATGTTGGTGACTTCCCTAGCTACTGCCGCACAAAGAAAAAGGCTCGTTTTCTGGCCCCTACTCCATACCTGGGGTCTAGCATGAAAATTAGTGGCAATGCAATATACAATGTAGGTATTAAAATGGGAGACAACGCTGAGCTAAAAGACTATGGACTTACAGCTCTGAATGAGTTTCTTACTACTGAGATAGGGAATGATGACGATAATGGAGGATTGCCCATCAGAAATATTGACAACATAGATGATTTACTTATACTCGACGAGATAGCTAATTATGGAGAAGGAAACTTTGATAATATAAGCGCAATGATATTGCACGCTATCTGGGATAGGGCCGACGCCGGAACTGTTTTCGATCCAGGGGACATAGATCAACAGAAGAAGAAGAGTAACAACGCCAGGGAAATATACGAGATGGCCATGCGCAACCTCGGATACAGTCAAGCGTACACGCCTAAAATATATCAAAATGCTACTAACTGAAATCAATCATAGCGCCAGCATCTATGAAAAAAACAAAAAGGACTTTCAATGGGATAAGGATGTCCACTTCTTGTTAGACAACCGGATGGGATTAGACCAAATGTCTCTTCAGAAAATACACCTAAGAGATAAGTTGGCCAAGGGAGAGATGCCGCCGTTGAATCCATTACTTATGGCCTCTCTCAATATAAAGATGTATGGGCACGCCAGGAAAAAAGACTTTAATACCATACCCCACTTCCCGCTTATCGACCAGGTTATAGGAGAGGCTATTGGGGAACTAGAGAAACAGCCCTTTGAGCCCAGTGCCGTAGACATAAGCTTATACAGTGGTAGTGAAAAAAACCGACTTCATCTAATGCAACTGCAAGATGGATTAAAAAAACACATCTACGAACCGTATAAGGAAAAGATAACCAGGGAATACATGATGCAGTATGGCGTCGCTGACATCACCCAGATGTCCCATGAGGATCAACAGCAAATGCAGTCCGACATATCTAATAGAATACAACAGATGATGCCGGAGAAGATCAATGAGTATTTTGACAAAGAGTATGTGAGTCCGTTTTCAGAAATGGCTCAGATGTTATTGGATCTTGAGTGTAAGTCAAAGAATTTAAAAGATCACTTTGATACTCGTTTTTTCCAAGGATATAATCATGGCCTTGAGATGTCTTATATATATGAGAGTCATGGTATGCCGAGGATAAAGACGTGCTTTCGAAAAGGAGCCTCATGGGAAGGTGGAGAAGATGTTGACTGTATCGAGGATGGTGACGCATTAAAATATGAGATGAACAACCGGAGTCTTATTGAGATAATAAATGACTATGGTGGTTTATTAAGCAAATCTGATTTAGAGAAGCTTGAGTCTCTTGGAAATTTTGGACAAGGTCTTAATGGAGACTTTAATATTCAGGGACCTATTCTTGAGAGTCAGATGATGGGCTTTTATGCCGACAACTACAAGGAACTTTATCCTGATGGTATAAATATAAGAACTCCTGAAGGGCAAGACACTATGTTGCGACTGAGATCTATGTTCTACCGTGGAGGCGCCAACAGGAAATACAGAGATTGCCACATAGTCTACAAAACCCCCATTATGATCAATATGGTTACCAGGGTAGTAAATGGGCGGGTTGAGTTTTGCTGGAGAGATTCAGACTATGTGATGAATCCAGACTATGGAGACATAGAAATCAAGGCCATTAAAAGTATTCAGGTACGTGGATGCCGCGCTATTGGAGAGGGAAAAAACAAAATATATATCGATGCCGGACCACTTAAATACGACTGGGCCGACATCAGCGATCCTAGAAAGAAAAAATTGCCGTACTCAGGTGGTTTTTATGGGCGCGAATCCGGTGGAGAGCCTGTACCTCCAATGGAAAAAGGGATTAACTTCCAGATAAAGGTAAACGTGGAGGCTGGAAGACTTGAAGAGGAGAAAGGATTTAATATCGGCAAAGTGTTCCTGATGTTGGAGTCTGCCAGGCCTGATGACTGGACCCCAGAGATGTTTTTCGATGTTATGAAAGGAACCAGGGTCATATCTCTCGATGAGACAAAGCTTAATCCCACACTAGCCGGAGCACTGCTTCAGGGTGGTAGGATATTCAACTCAATTGATATGAGCAATATTGTTGCGATAAAAGATTCTATCGAGCAGATTGAAATACTTTATCGCAATATGCGAAGAGCCATGGGTGCGCAGGAGCGAGAGATTAGTCCATATGCAAGCATGGAAAACGTCAGGGCAAGCCAGCAAAATGCTAGCAGCAGGACATTTGATGTGTACAATAAGCACAACAAATATGTAAACAACACTCTTCAGATGTATATGGATTTCTGCATGTATGTGTATCGTAAAAACCCTGCGGCACTGAGCTGGGTGGCTAACGACATGAACATGGAGATGCTTATATCTGATGACTTTTTGAACTTTGGCCGCATGGGCGTTTTTGTTGGCAATACAATAGAAGACCAGATATCTCTAAGGGAATTTAAGCAGGAGACATTGCCATTTATCCAGAATGGAGCCTACGAGGTTATTGGTGAGTTTGCCCGCATCAAACAAGCGAAGTCATGGGGAGAGATACTGCAGGCAGCAGAAAGCCTTACCCGCAAAGCTAAGAATATGCGCGAGCAGGCACAGGCTTCTCAGCAGCAGCAACAACAGCAATTGGCGCAACAGGAGGCCGAGGCCATCGATAAGCAATTGCAGCACCAGGACAAATTGGCTACCGATAAGAACATGACAGCTATTGAACTGGCCGACATCAATAGCAAGCAAATGTATAATGCGGTAGATGTTGACAAAGACAACCAAAGCGATATCAACCAGCGCAACGATGCTACCCTGGAGTACGAGCGCCAAAGGGATGAAAAAGACCGAAGACTTAAGGAAAAACAGATGGCTATTGACAGAGAAATCGATTTAAAAAAGATCGAGGCGTCCTTAAAAGTGAAACGCTTAGCCACAAAAGTCAAAAAGTAAAGCTGATACACGTGTAATATATTAATTAACAAAAATAAATTTGACCCAATGGAAAAGAAAGGCGTAATAGAAATGCTTGATGAATCAACTTATGGTGAGGTAGCCACAGGTGATCCATTTGATGCACTAGAGAAAGCTTTGCCAGACACCAAAGAGGTGCCTGCCCCACAGATTCCAGAAAAAGAGGAGACTCAATCTGAAGAAGAAGCCCCCCAGAACCTAAGCGTACCAATGGTCTTGAGCCGAATGCTTAAAGATGAAGGTATTGACATCGGAGAACTTGACGAAAAAGCAACGATCAAAGATGTCTTTAAAAAGGCTAAGGAGGTAGCGATCGGCGATCCCGAAAAAATTGCAGAGCAATATGCTAAGCGCAAAGGATGGACGGACGAGATGTTTGAGACCAGCAAGATGCTTAACTCCGGGCAGCTTAAATTCCCTGAGCAAGAGCAGTTTAACAAGCTGAATGCTTACGCTAATTTCAACTTTAAAATAGACGAAAATACCAGTAAAGGAGAGCAAGAGGCATTAATAAACAACGCTAAGGCGGTTATAGCCCACATGTATGAGTCTACCCTTACGGGGAAAGCTCAGCGCAGGGCTATTGACAATATTGATGAGTATTCAGAAGATTTTGAAGACCTGGTTGCCGAATCGGTAAAGTTTGCCGGCACGCAACGAGATGCTTTTAAGCGTGGAATCCTGGACAAACTAAACAATGATGACAAGGCAGATATCTCCTTTAATGATCAGGTTAAAGAGGTTATAAGAAAGGGAGATCTGTTTGGCGTAAAAAATGACGACAGCATTACCAAGGCACAACTTGACGCCATCTACGAAGACACCGAAAAGGTGACTTATGATGATGGCACTACCGATACGGTAAGTAAGTACGTAAAAAACCTGCTTGATATCCGCAAAGACCCGGTGAAGGCTGCCAAGTTAATGGTATTGATTGCAGAGGGTATGGATCTGCGAATGCCTATGGCTGCCGGTGCTAAAGCATTTGGCAACGACCTAGAAAAACAGCTTAGTAGCGCTGTTTTCAACTCAGACAAAAAAGTTTTGATCGGCAAGAAAACGCCTGCTCACAACCCAAGAATAATCGAAGAATTAGAATCAAGAACATATTAAATAATTAAACTACAGAAAAATGAGATTTCAAGAATCGCAGTTTGTTGTAAACAAGGTAAATGTAAACAAAAGAGAGTTTCTTAGTTCGTACATCGACCAGAACCTCCTTACCGCTTCATTGCCTGGTATACGTACAGTCGCAGACATATCAGATATGCCATGGCAGAAGATAACCACTGCGCTGGAAGACTATACCAATTATCGCCATCCTTTCAAAAAGATCATGGAGGAATATGGCACCAAAAGAACGGTGACCACCGAGTTTTTCAGCTATAAACAGCGATTTGATGGGCACGACTATATGGTTGTGTTGCAGGATCTTAATGAAGACGACGAATGTCCTGGAAAGGGCGGCGATGTCTTCCCTCTTGTATTAAACGAAGGGCGCCTGAAATATGGAGACTATATCTCCCCGGCTAATGCCAAACAAAAGCAGGTACGGGTAGTGTCTCAGCGGCCAGAGAAATATGGTCGTGGATATCTGTACAAGGTAAAGTTCACTAGCGTTACAGGTGAATTCTTTGAGAAAAGATATCTGACCTCAAACACCAAATGGGAGAAAAGATTCAGTGCTGGCGGCGAAGCCACCAGCAAGAGAGGTTCTTACATGAGTTCCTTCAACAAAGGATGGATAGAATACGGCAACAACATGACTACTCTTACCAAAGAGATGAAAGTCACTGACAAAGCCCAAGCAACTTACCTGGTGTTCAAAAACTGCTTCGACAAGGCACAGTTCGGAATGGATGACCTAGGTGAAAAAATCGTTGACTTTGCGGAGGCAGAATTTGTGGCACAGACTCATGTGGAGCAAGAAGACTTCTACCTGTGGGGAACGGCCAACGCTGCTCCTTTGACCGCTTCTGATGTCGAGGACGCAAGTTCCGGATATCATGTAAATGTGGGAACCGGTTTCTTCGGGTATGCTACGTACTCTACCACTCGCCAGTATTTTGCAGGAAAATTAAGTTCTCGATACGTATTTGATCAGCTGCAAGGTGTGGTCAACGGTCGATTACGATTCTCTGACTACAACTGGATTGCTGCTGGTGGATATAAATTCACAGAAGCATTGATCAACAGCAACAAGAGAGAGTTTGGTATGTCCGGTTTCGTCACCAATTTCCGCGATATGACTACCGGTGCAGAGGCAATAGACAAAACAAATCGCGAAGGTGTTGCTTTCAATACCAAACAATTCACCAAGATCAATTTTGATCCATATGGATCGCTTTTGGCTACACACTGGCCAGATCTTGACAGCCCGCACTTCTTTGGCCCAGACTTAAAACTGGAAGGCCATCCGATTAGTAGCTGGTGGGGATTTGTTTTCAACCTTGGTATCAAAGGTTCTGCTAAAAAGAACATCGAGACCATTGAGAAAGCAAACAGCGAAGCTTACAACTACATCATTGGTATGTGGGGTCCTCTTGGACCGTCCAATATGAGTTCGAATATTAACCGACGAAACAGTTCTCACTCTGGTGCATACTATGAACTCCACTGGCAGAAAACCATTGGTTTCAACTTGCGTAACCCAGAGGATATGGTATGGTTTTACCCTAACGTTCAGTAATCAATCAACAAAGTATATGGGACAACAAGTAGTAATTGAACTTCTCAGAACGGCACCGTTTTTACGCGATGCCAAAGTTATGCTAGGTGGCGACATGGATGATCCAAACGTCGATCCACGTAATATAAAGACTGAGCCTTTTGACGGACGCTCTACCGGCAGTTCAAGGATAGCTATAAACTATTCTCTAGCTAACGGTGGCTATGTATGGGACGAGAAATTCATGACCAGGGAGCAATTTAAGGCATTGATTCCTAAGTGCGCCATCATGAATGATGTTACCAAAAGGACTATCACAAGTATTGACGAAATCAACTTCTTCAATAAGGACGAGCCTTTTTTCTGTAATGATGATATGACGGTGCTGATGAGCCGTGGTCGAGTGGTGATGGACACGAGCGATGCCAACCCCCGCAATAAGGTGATAGCAGCATTCTTTTTTGCCGACAAAGAGCGATTTATGCCGGTATACGGTGATGAAGAGCCAAGCTTTAGCTCAGAGATCTATTCAATAGGACTCATTGAGCATATGGAGGCCGCAAGAGAGACAGCAGCAATGTCAGAGATCAATATTGGCGCCAAATTAAAAGAGATGGGACGGCCACAATTGACTGTCCTGGCCAAGTTGTGGAATATCGAAGTTCGTCCAGAGACAAGTGACGATATTATCAAAGGCCGGGTGTTTGCGGTGATCAAGGCAAGCCCTATCACTCTAGGACCCAAGTCCAGGGCTGCATGGTTTGAGAAGTTCTTAAACTTCAACAAAGAGACCATGATGCTGTACGATACATTCATGGATGGAAGACGCACAAGGCTTATCTCTCTTAATGATGAGGATATGTACACCTTCAATGGAGTTATTCTTGGACGCCATGAGGATGAGTGTGTTGACTTCATGAAGATGGCAATGAACGAGAAGGTGGTTAAAGACCTGAAGGCCGGTATCAAGCAACGCAGAAAACAGGCCAAGGATGATCTTGGAGCATATGAGGATAGCCTGGCAGATAACGCCAAACTAAACGATGGTCAGCAATCTCCAAATACATAGTGAGCTCAAACGAAGGTTTGACAGAGTAACATCTAATGGCTCAGAGGAGATAAATACCGAGGAATGGGACGGCTACTTTAATGAAGCCTACCGCGCCTGGGTTAAGCTGAGAGCAGCCATCTCAAAGACGAACAACAAAGTAAGATATGATCTCAGAAAGCTGGAGGTTATCGATAAAAAGTTGAAAATAACTGACAACAAGAATCCGAAGTGGATCATAGCCGAACTTCCGGAAGAATACTACGACATACAAATGATCGTGGTAACTGCCAAGAAGGAAGGATGTGATACCGTAGCTCAGCTTGAGGTGCCTATGTTACAAGGTGATGACTGGTTTAATACCAGTAATGATCCTAACTACGCTCCCTCTTTCTTGTGGCGACGGACCTTTGCCGATGAAAACTCCCAGGGCCTTAGAATAGGCAAGGGGGATTTTAGCATCGAATCGGTCAACATCGATTACTATCGCAAGCCTACACCCATATACAGTGTAGAACTTGACGACTGCTACCAGGAAGGCGCCAGGGCTATGCTAGGAAACAGCAACAAGCCCTTTGAACTTGACGACATGCAGTCAGACGAGATAATAGACATAGCTGTTTATTATGCGTCGCGAGACAAAGGCAATTACGCGGAGGCCAAGAGTCAGTTTGAAAAAGTAGTAAACATGTACAATAAATAAAACAAACAATGAGTGTAACAAAACAGAGGTATTTGGTAAGCAACAAGGACAATGGTATTCTGCCTGCAGGTATCAAAGCCCATAGTTGTCCTACCGGAAACTGTATCAAGGGTAAGGGAGTTACCTATCCAGCTGAAGCATTACCTGATATGTTTGTGTTCTATAAGAACACTGACGGTATCAGCGTAGACCCATCAGCCACTCCTAATGTCCCCAATTTAATTTTGGGACAATACAAGGCCAATAAGTTTGGGGTGATTGATCGGATCGATAAGATCATTGGAGACAAGATCAGCGCGGATAACGTTTTGAGTATGCACGCTGTTGCCCCCAACATAGGCCGCAGAGAAGTGAGCCGATGGCTTTTTGATTGTGTAAGAAAGAATACCATTTACGGTTTGAACGTAGACATCCAATCCAACCGTACTCGCCAGGAGTATGCAATGGATAAGGCGGCTAGGTATCCTATTTCCTATGACACCAGTGTTAATGCGGCATGTGATACATGCGATGATGACACATATTGTCGTGAGATAGCCTGTGGCATGGTTGATATGTTTAACGGAACCATGGGAAACAATGCCGGGTTCTTTGACTATCGTGAAGAGCCAAAGCCTGTAAAGGCCTTTGTATACAACCCTACTAATTACATCTTCTGCCTTACCGGTGTTGCCGGAGATTGCGGAGTATGTGATTCATATACAGGCATCAAAGGTGTCCGTATCCAGGGTGTAGATACGTTGTTCAGTGGCACCCTCAGTTCTGCTACAACAACCAATGCAAGCCAAATCAATCAACTGCTGAATGAGATATGGTGTGCGTTCAATGCTCATCAAGGCGCAGCCTGGATCAGTGATGGAGACTTGTCCTCATCCTGCATCGACATTGAGCTTACTATAAACTCATGCATGGGCGTTCAACTCATCAAGCATGATGGCACTTATATTGATCCATGTAGAAGTGAAGCGGTTTCCTTCTCGAGGACTATTCCTAAAAACTGTGTCAACTGCGGTTCTGCAGCATCACAGACCAAGACCTATGGCTGTGCCATTGGCTTCGTTGGCGACCTTGCAGAAGAAGGATGTGATTGCCTTGGCAAGAGTGACTACCCAGTAACCTATTATCCAACCAATGTAGATGTGTCAGCTATCGAAGGATTTGTTGATGGCGTCTTTGAGATAGTGGTTCCGGCTGTGTCTCCAGAAGGATTTGGAGTGCAGTTGTGGGAAGATGCCTATGGCTCTGAGCCACGACCTGGATATAATGATTCAGAGTTACGCACAGGTGGCCAATATGACAAACTACTCGATATTGCCAGGAGCAAAGGAGTTCTTCTTGACTGTCCTACTCCTTACTGTGTAATCAGCTGGGAGGCTAACGCGTACGGCCATTGGGCAGACCCTATTGGGCTGATTGGTAGCACCGTGGTAAGGAATATTATTGCAATACCCCAATCTTTCGCACAGAAGGAAGCTCTTGTAGATGATCTTAATGCGCTTAAGAATGTAAATAACTGCTATGGCATTGTTGACATCGCTTGTACCGAAGATCCTAACCCAGGACCTCCAACACCAAGCGTAAGCACTACACCATATGCCACGCCTTCCGTAACACCTTCTGTTACTAAGAGCGTATCGATTACACATTCCGTAACGAAAAGTATTTCCGTAACCCCTAGCATCTCTATTTCCGTAACCCCTTCAACTAGTCACTAATGGGAGTTCTTAGCGGTGTACTGGCGAAGATCGGGTTGATTCACGATACAAAACAAAATCAAGGCCTCACCGATATGGGTGAGGTTCTTGATCGTGTTACTGAACGACGATGCTGCGGTGTCAATTGTTGCAACAACACACTCACCTTAGACGATTCCGTTACCGGCGTTCGTTATGTGGGATACTCAAAGAACGGAACGTGGACCTGGGCGACAGAAGCAGCTTATTTGGCAGATAAAGCCGCTGGCTTCGCTTAATGAAATGCTCGTGTATAAAGAACAATCGATTTGACTTTGTCCTCCGTAGTAATGGATGCGATGCGCTTACCTATGAGGACATGTCAGAGTGGGAAGATGGTCCAAACTATGAAAAGCCAGCTACCTACGACATTGTTTTTTCTATGAGCGGTGGTGGTCGAAGGATCACTGTAAAAGCAGATGGTGTTAATCACTGGACCCCGGAACAGCTGGGGTTTGAGGGAACAATACCGGAAGGAATAATATGCATCAAAGTAGAAACTTGTGAAGATACTTATATAAGATATCGCCTCAATGCCTGCAAGACCCAATGTTGTCTTGATCAATATGTTTATCAACTTATTGAGAAAGATGCTAGGGATTCAGACTTTGTAAAAGTAGAAAGAATCCAAAGGCTCCTGGGAATGGCCGAGCGAGATGCAGAGAGAAAGAATATAGAACATTCCAGGGTAATGTTCGAGGAAGTGAAGAGCTCACTAGAAGAACTTAATTGTAACTGTAAATGTAAGTGAAATGGGATGTAAATGCACAACAATATCAACCCCCACAAACCCTATCTGCAAGACAGGATGCATTGTTGGTGGGTATCATGTAGTATATAGCAAAGACAGCGTAGGGATCTGTGGCCAGGTAGGAACAATTGATTTCAAGAGCCTGGACATAAATACTCGCAACAGTACAGTATGCGGAACCGGTGTCATTTTTAAACTTGACTCATGGGATTCTGGCTTTGACTGGGTTGCCTTAAACGACGGGATTATTACTTATGCTTTTAAGACAACGGCGCTTAAGACCGCGTGCTATCGTATACGAGGACAGGTAATATGCCCCACCACTGGCCGGGGAGATTTCTTCGAAATAGTGGTGTGTGTTAAAGATGTGTGCGCAACTATCTCCTGCCCTGACGGACAGATATGCGACGAGTGTACTGAAGGATGTATCGATGCTGGTGCCGACATTTCAACTACATAAAAATGCAAAACAATCAATACTTCGTTAAAAACAATGGTGATCAGTTCGAGGTTGAGTGGACCGCCAGGAATATAAGTGCCCTTATTGACGCCACCGGTGTTATAGGGACATTTACTTTGCCGGTGGCCGGTCTTTCTTATGTGTCACATACTGTGGCACCAGGCAATGGAGTATTTAATCCAAGTTTGGGCATATGGACCATAGGTAATATCTACAGGAAAGGGCTGAAAAGTATTAAGATAAAATATAGTGTCGATGACATCTCTCTTCTTAATATGGTAATTACCCAGGCGTTGACACTTAACGAGTCAGACGCTATCCTGGAAAACAATCTCCGTAGGGTATTTGTATCTAAGGTTGGAGATGTGCCGTGCAATCCTGAAAGCTTTATTACTCCAAGTATTCAGATTTCTGATGATGACCTATATGAAAGAGTTTATGTTGGAGGCAACGACACAGTTATTTGTCCTTGCTGCACTAAAGGATATAATTTAGTAGCGAACAGTTCTATCAATGTCAATGTAATCAGTATTACTAAGGATGGTTGGGCAAATATTGTCAGGATCAATCCTAAAAAGGATAGTTATTTTGATTATACAGTGACATGTGATAATTGTGCTGATGGTAATCCGTACAGTTCTTTTTCTACGGCTACGGTCAAGATAAACAGATTGTTTACAGACCCTACAGAATATGAGGGCTTTGTGACATTACGTGCTGATGGCGGACCGCCAACAGTATATGTAAACAACAATGAGTTTCCTGGAACCATTGTTTGGACTCGTGTCAGCGGAGGAGATTACCGGGCTACTCTAGCAGGAGCTTTTACCTGGAACCACACCAATATATTTATTACACCAGATTATAATACCCCATTTAATATCGATGGAGGAAGGATTAGTGAAAACCAGCTAGCCTTTACTCATGAGGTTGGAGGCGTAATTGCCGACCCGGTAGACGATGTGGTCTTTAATATTCTGATCCGAGTACGGAGGCCAGCGATACCGCTCAGTCCTACTATAAGCGTGACGCCAACAATAACCCCGTCCGTCACGTCTACCATATCAATTACCCCCAGCATTACCTCAAGTATCAGTGTTACTCGTAGCATCAGCGTTACACCAAGCGTCACTAAGAGTATTTCTGTCACCCCCAGTACAAGTGTATAAAATATGAATAATGAGGGAAAAAAAAGAGGTTTCAAACAACTGGTTCACGTTAGCCGTGGCCAATCCCCGGGCTGCTATCATAGTGGGCTCTGGGATAATTATCATGACATTATCCTCTGTGATTGTGTCATTGTACAAAGAACGGAAGGAGATGTTTCAGGATATGGTAATAAAGGAAGAGGCTTGTAATAAAGAGAAAATGGATATTTATAATAACTATATTCTTAAATATGAGGAGTTGAATGCCAGATATTCGAGAAAACTCGATGATTTACACGATAAAGTTGAAGAGCTAAATAAAAGGAGAAAATGAAACTATCAGCATTAATTGTAAGTACAGCGTTATTCTTGCTGTTCACAGAAACAGAAACGAAGAGGCCAAACATGCCTAGTGCTGTCATTAGTAATGAAAGAAAGAAGGTTTTAGATTCCTTAGTTTACATTGAAGGCGCTAGGCTGGAGATGAAGATGGACAGCATAAAAAAGTTGCTGGATGAAAAAGAGTTACAATTAACAATCAAAACAACAAATACCAATGACAAACGGCGGTGGCTGCGGTTGCGGCAAGTAAAATGAGAAATTGCGCCCATAGCATATTATGTTGTGAGGAGCCTACCCTTAACGGGGTTACAGAGGTTCTTTATGCTGTCAAAGAAGAGATATCTGCGATAGGCGAAGGACTATTGAACAATATGCTCTACGGAACACGTCTTGTTGAAGATCACGACAGAATAAGAAAACTCAACGTGTTCCATAGTCTGCTTTGCAGGTTGAGGGACGCCCTGAGAAATCAGGGCTCTCTTTGTTTAAGCTGTAAGCAGGTGCATATTATATGCGAAGGTATAAGCAGGACCCTGGGCCTAAAGTGTTCCGGAAAAAACCTACTAGGATTAGAAATAGACTCAAGCCGACTATCGGAATGGACTCCATCTAATCCATTTTGTATTTCATACGATAAGTGGCAAGCAGCCATGTACCGTGTATGCGATATGGTGGGGTTGACCATAACCAGGGTAGATGGAAATAAAGCCTGTCAGTTGGCTGCGGATATTATACAAAAGAAGGTCGATTGCGAGATTTTTGCCGAAATAGCGCAAAAGCACGCAGATTGTATTATAAAATATAATATCTTTACTGACGATAAGAGTTGTGAAGCCAATTATGTTGGCGTAATCACAAAGAATACGTGTAAGATTAATTATAAGGCGCTTATTAAAAGTAGTAAGTGCGATGTTGGATTCCACGATTATGTAAATATTATGAATTGTGGAGTGGACGCAAAGCTTGTTAAAAAAATATACAGCTGCGGAATGAGTGTCAAGTTCAATGGAGAGAAAAGATGTCCAATGATCGTGACAGCTGAAGGAAAAGAATATTTTTTTACAGATTTTGATGTTCACAACGAAACCGACATATGGCAGCGCTTACAAGAATTACATATTGCGTAACCGGAATTCCTTCCTGTTGCGCCAATCCTGTTATAACCTGGATAGAACAACCAGGCGTCCTTATCTCTTGCCCTCCCAACAGCAATTGTGTTGATGTATCTTTTCTCACTCCCCTTACAGGAAGCGACAAAAAATGTATCAAGCTATTTATTGCCTGTACTAGTTGCGGAATAAATCAGCTCCTAGAGCGCGATGTGTGTTTCTGTGCCAATGGACTTGGCTGCGGACCGTGTCAGGACTGTGGACCACAAGGATATTGCGTTGATAGATGTACCGGTGTATGTGACGAGACTAATAATATATGTGTTGATTGTGATGAACTACACCCATGCCCAGGCACCCAGCAATGTATTGCAGGCAAATGCCAGTGTGGACCAGGGAAGCCTTATGACATGGGCAATGGCCGATGTGTTGAGTGTCAGACCCAAAACCATTGTGAGGCTAAATATGGAAAGTGCTATACCTGTGTTGATGGCACCTGTGTATATAAGGGATCTTGTGGAGGCAATGGAGTATGTGATCCTCGCGATGGTATTTGTAAAGAATGTGTTGCTGGCGGAGACTGTTCTGCCAAAGGTGACAACTTCTGTTGTAGCACCGGCAACCAATGTGTTTGTTGCCCAGGATTTGTTCTTAATCCACTGACCGGGAAATGCGATCCAAAACCTGAATGTACAGGAAACGACTGCGGTCCGTGCGGTGAATGTATAAATGGAAAGTGCGTTCCAAGACAGTGTCCAGATGGTCAGATATGTGTTAACGGTGACTGTCTCGAAAAATGTGACTGTAATAAGCCTTCTTCATGTACTAATGAAGGTAAGGTATGTAAAAGTATAGAAGGGGTATGCGTATGCGTCCCCTGCGGAAATTGTAGTTCAGGATGTGCTAATGGATGCCATTGTGCCGGAAACGACAAGTGCGTATCCGATAAATGCACCGGTGACTGTACCAACGGGGGCGGTTGTGGTGGCGGCGGAAACGGCTGCGGCTGTCTTGACACTAAATGTGTGGACTGCTCTAAGCTGAGCTGCACCAATGGCGACTGCGCCAGAGCTCTTGGCTGTGAATGCCAGAACGGTAACTGTGTAGGAACTGGTAACAAATGCGCCGGTAACTGCAATACTAAAGGAGAGTGCGGTGATGGCTGCACGTGCGATAAAAACAAATGTGTGCCCTGCGAGTTCTTTAGCTGTGATAACGGCGACTGCGCGGCTCACGAAGGATGCCGATGTAGTGGTAATGGTACCTGCGAAGGTGATCCAGACTACTTATGTAAAGACACCCTGGATATCGTAAAAATTGATGCAGGATGTAAGTTAGAGGGTCAACTAACCAAAGATAGAGAGTGTAGCTGCCCTGTAATATCAGCCAACTTGATATCTACTTTAAAGGCAAGCACTCCAGGGCAACCAAAGACATCGGGCACTCATACCATTGGTTTTGATGCCAAGTTGTTCTTAGGTAATAATTTGGGAGACGATAACTGGTTGCTTAGCAACACCATCAACCCAGACATTAGCATAAACGAAACGGCGGATGGTGGAACATTGAAATTAGATGTAATCACCAACTTCCAGCCGATCAATGGTATTCGTCCGGACGCCATGGTTCAGACGCTATCTCAGTCAATAGCCAATGCCGGCGTTATACCTATGGGTAATGTCACTATCTATCAAATGAATGGCTTCCCTATCTCTTCTGGTATCGTCGGAGAAAACAGGATTGTCAGTTCCGTTACTTTTATTCTCAGTTCTCATGACTGGGTATTTAAGAACACTTGCAAATATCCTGGCTCCAAAGAACTTTCCCGTTTTGAGGTGATCACTAACAGTGGCTTTGGAAGTGTAAGAATGTCCGGAACGGCATCCAATAACGACACCAGACTGCCAAAATTCATCTGGTATAAGAGTGCTAACGGCAACTTTGATGCAAGTACCTGGTTCAGGACAGCGTATGTCCCTCTTGACTCAGCAGGGAAATTTGTCGATCGACTAAATGACGAGGTGGTTAATGGTGTGAAGTATGTAGAAAGCTGCTTCCACTATGGGTTAAAGACTGACTGCAGTTGTAAGCCACTCACATCTAAATATATTGTATTCTGCAATCCTCCTGACTTCACCGCTGACATAGACCCTAATTCATGTGGTCAATCAGTAGATGTGGTTATTGGTAAGACCTGCCATGCTAACAAAAACAAGAAATTTGAACTATTAATCAATGGCACGAGTGTGGTCCCTGGCGGTTTTAACCTATTCAATGCAGGATATAGCGGACACTTTACGGACAAGGCAGGTATAAAGACTGTGACCTTAAGAATGGTCTGCAATAACGGTTATGAATGTGTCAATACGCACAACTTTACTCCTCCGGTGCCTCCATCAGTAATTCCTGATGCTGAATGCGCTAATGATCTGGTTGTTGGCGGTGTACCTGTGCCTCCCGGAACAAAGGTCAGATACACTTTCTGGAAAGCAAAATATACCCCTACATTCACCTCTGTAACTATGAGGGTTCACAACGGGACCAATATAAGTCCCGAGATCGATGATGCTGAGAAAGTCACGTTTATCGCTGACGCATGGATCGAAGGGGCTCCTGTATATGATTACGTAGTCAACTTCCCTTGTGGAACTGCTACCGGAAGTGAAAAAAAAAATTGCTGTAACGCTTTCGAGCCAATCTTAAATGGTCACTGTACTAGTAACAGGACAATGGGCAATCTTAACGATGCCGTTACCTATCGATTGGGTGGATACCCTATTAGCAAACTAGACCTGTCTAAGGCTAACTTCAACAAGCCATTTACCTTTACTCCTGTCGGACAATCTGCGCCTATCACTACCGATCCTAAAAAGCTTATAGTAGTTGAGTGGAGCAAGGTTGGATGTCCTGGCGGAAAGGTTGGAATATTTCCATGTGCTGACCTAAGCTTTCAACTTGAAAAAGTAGGCGACACGCCCCCAGTTATTAAAATACCTCCTGGTAGTATTTATTCTGCTGACAAGCCGGGAGACACCTATCAGATTAAGGTCAATGGATCCGGCTTTGGCCCTTATGTACCTGGCGCCACAGTGCCGGGGATAGTTGGCGTGAATACCGTTACACTCCGTAGAGGCAACGAAGAAGGCACCCGAACTCTTGAAATACGTACTTCTGCAGCATGTGATATTGAAGATGCTGATGTGGTTGTTGTACAAAATGGCAGCAAATATGAGGTGAGTGTGCCGGCGTCAGCATGCCCATGTGATGCAGAACGACCATTGCCGATATTCATAAAGACCGTTACCAAAATGGGTGACTTCTTTAGACTCACTTTCCAATCAGATTTTGCGAATACCAACGCTTTAAAGGGGTTGTTTGAGGTGGGATATGGCGCTAATCCATTTATTAAGAGCGGAAAACTCCTTGTTGATGCTCCTGAATTCAGGAAGATAGTAGACATTGCTAATGTCAACGAGGTGGGCGGATATGTAGATATTCCATGTAGTGCCCAGGCACAGGATTCTTTTACATCAAGCTTTAGTCTTGAGCGAGTATATAGCGGAACAGCCCCCGGTGGGACATATGCCGATAATCATTCGCTTTTAAGGCTTTGTATGGGATGGCCTTCAACTATAGGCACTCACATTACTGGAATTACATTGGTTAACAATACCAATAGCCAGACAATTGTGGGCATAGTTCAAGACGCACGTTGTTATACGTTCGGACAAGTTGATCTTACAGGATCGGCTAATCTTACTTTTATAGTATCACTCAGCGACAATACCACTTTCAATTTAAGTGCCATAGATGTACTTAACCCTACTGGCGATGACATTCCATTTACCTACGGAGACAATGAGCACTTGTGCGATAATTGCCTTGCATGGGTTGCGATCTCTCTAGTAGGCGTTACATTCGTAGATGGTTGTGTTTATAACTTTGCGGCATCAAACTGGTCATCTAAAGTTTGTGACGGGGACACAGAACGCATGGATAGCGCAGGTTATGTAGATATAGTAAAAGAAGAACTTCCGCGTCCAAAATCAGACATTAAAGTCAACTTCTTTGAGAACGGAACACTGATCAAGCGACAGTTTATTTCAGGTGGCTCCGACAAAGCAATACTTGACGGCACTCAACCTGCCAATCCTGACGGCATAGAATATGGCAAGCTTTATGTTGCCGAGGCCTTATGTAATTGCGCAGGAGAGAAAGCATTGACCTGCTTAAAACCTCGTATTATCAGTGCGCTTACCACTTGTACCACAGGATACTATTCTGATGGGTCCGGTGTCCTTAAGCTACGATATACTATCTCTACCGCTTATCCTTCAAGAGCATTGTCTATCTATAGAAACGATGGCACCCTTATTGAGACGGTGAACACAGATATCAATGGAGGCATTGTAAATAGAGAAGTTACGCTAAGCGAGGCCATGGCCGGACTGAATGACGACATTTTTATTTTCGCTCAGTTTGATGTTGCGTGCGTATCAGATGTTGTTTTGGTTCCGCGATCAGAGGTTAATTTGACCTGGACACGTGACTGCACCAACAGCCCTGCTACCTACGACATCATATTCGCTGATGCTCCAACGATAGAGATTATATCAGGTACAGGTACCGTTGTAGGAAGTACTATCATTAATATTCCTAACAATACAACTATTGAATTCAGAGGAAGCATACTTGGTTGTACTTCTAAAGTATATACTGAGCTGTATGACTGTACAATAGCTCCAACGCCAAGCATTACTACTAGTGTTACTAAGTCGGTTACACATTCTTTGGTTGGCGTTACTCAAACCAGGACTATAACCCCGTCAATCAGTACGAGCCCAGACCAAGGCGGAATAGTTGTTTACTCAAATACTCCTAGCCCAAGTCCAAGCAAAACTCCTAGCACAACGCCAAGCACGTCCTTATCCGGCACGCCGGGGGCTAGCGCTACTGCAAGTCCGTCGCTTAGTGGATCGGCACCTGTCACGCCTAGTGCCACGCCTAGTCCAAGCACAACTCCTTCAAATGGTACATCTGCCACACCAAGCACTTCTGTTCCACCACTAAGTGCAACGCCTACTGCAAGTAAGACGCCATCAATAACGCCTACTGCAAGTATTACTGCCACAGCTACTCCTACGGCTACTAGGACAGCATCCGCAAGCCCATCGCTAAGCCCATGTAATACCAATTGCGCAAGCTACGGACCAAGCTATACGGGTTATATTTGTGGTGTGTCAATCTACTGTTGTGGTGGTCAGCAATTATTACCAGGATACCAGTGCTGTTCAGGTACATTGATCAACCCTGCGGCAGGTGACATATGTTGTGCTCAACAATCAATTTTATCTTAATAAACTAAAAAGTATATGGCAATAGGCAATGGAAGTATAGCGGCAGGCACCCCATGTTTCGGGGCCTCAATAAATAATGGTTGCTGTAGCGGATCTTGTTATGATCCGCTCTGCGGCTCTTGTGATAATGGATCGGTGGTTCCCACATCATGTGTTGAGACGACTCAGGCTGGAGATCATTGTCTGGCTTGTTCCGGCGTCAACGATTATTGTCCTGGTGACTGCGTATGTGTGCCGGGGCAAGGCTGTGGCTGCGTGACCCCCGGAACATTTAATCAGATAGCTTGCGTACACCCGTAAAAGTTTTGTTATATTTGTTCGATGGAACAAAGTCTTGACAAAACACAAGAGGGTGTTGAGTTATTGGATGTCATGGACATCATTTCTGATAACCCTGACAACACGATATTCATTCAGATTGCAGCTTATAGAGACTCGGAACTAAAAAAGACGCTAAGGGATTGTATTGCTAAGGCGGCCTTTCCACAAAACCTTGTTTTTTCCATATGCTGGCAACATGCCAAAGAAGATGATTGGGACGATCTTGATGAATTCAAAGACGATCCCCGGTTTAAAATCATTGACATTGATTACAAAAACTCTGGCGGAGTATGTTGGGCAAGGAACATGCTTCAACAGCAATATAATGGAGAGAAATACACGCTTCAGTTAGATTCTCATCACCGCTTTGTCAAATCATGGGACCTGTATCTTATAGATACCTATTTATCTCTTCAGGCCAAAGGATTTAAAAAGCCGCTATTAACCGGATATGTCCCAGGGTATGATCCACAGACCGAGGTTTATATCAACAAAGACGAAGTGTGGACCTTGCGATTTAATAGGTTTGCTCCTGATGACGGGATGTTACACGTGGAACCACAGAATGTGCCTGACACCGGCAAAATAACAATGCCTATACGCGCTCGCTTATATTCAGCCCATTTTGCTTTCACCACTGGTTTGTTTGTAAAGGAGGTCCCTCATGATCCTCAGATGTACTTTCATGGTGAAGAGCCCAGCATAGCAGTTCGCGCCTTTACCCATGGATATGACCTTTTTCACCCTCACCGCTGTTTTATATACCACTTTTATGAGCGCAAAGGATTTAAGCGACACTGGGACGACAACGGATCACAATATGACAAACTTAACAGCCGGGCGCATGATCGATTCAGAAGGCTTTTAGGTATTAGGTGTGATCGGGAAGACCTGGGTATGTTTGGCCTGGGGACAGAAAGATCGCTCGATGAATATGAAAAGTTTTCAGGAATCCGGTTTAAAGACTGCAGCGTCCAGAAATATACTATAAACAACTATCCCCCTCCCAACCCATATTATGCGATAAAAGAACAATATGATCAGTCCTTTCTCCCATTCTTTAAGCATTGTATCGATATAGGATATCATGAAGTCCCGGAGAAAGATTATGAGTTCTGGGTGGTTGCGTTCCGTGACGAGCATGATCAGGACGTGTATCGTCAAGATGCCGGACCAGCAGAGATAGAAAGATACTTCAAAGATCCTGATAAGTATTGTAAGATATGGAGGGAGTTCTTCTATGACCGGGTGCCTGTAAAAGCCCTGGTATGGCCATTTAGCACGTCAAAAGGATGGGCCGATCCTATATGGAAAGATCTAAGAGGAAAGGCCGTGGTTAAGGCAGCGTCAAGCGAGACCCATGTTGAAGATCGGCCTCATGTTGAAGTAGCTATGCCTCCACCGTCAAAAACGGACATGGTTGCTTTGTATAAAAAGAACCTGGAAACCCCATACACACAAACGCCAGGGATAGCTACTATCGATGATGTGAATGAGGATATGGCGCTAGACACATTCTCCGAGACCATCCTGGTGCATCTTCCGGCATACCGGGAGCCAGAACTGATTCCAACGATACTCGATGCGCTGTTACACGCAACACATCCTGCCCGTATACATTTCGGCATATGCCGGCAATACAATCCTACTGATGGGTTTGACAACCTTGATGAGTTCAGGAGTGATCCCAGATTTAAGATCATTGATATGCCGTATGAAGAGGCCAAGGGGCTTCCTTATGCCAGGGGGCTGATCAACGACACCTTGCTGACTGACGAAGATTATGTACTGCAGCTTGATGCCCATCACCGCTTTGTAAAAGACTGGGACTGCATTATGATCGGTATGCTTAATGGGTTGGAAGCTGATGGCGTAGAAAAGCCGATATTAACCGGATACACACCACAATACAGCCCATTCAACGATCCTAGCGACCGAGTTACACATCCATGGATGTCTGGATTCCGGTGCTTTTATCCTTTTGGGACAATATTTATAGGACCACAATCCCTGAATGGATGGGAGACGGCAATCAAGCCCATTCCGGCCCGCTTCCTGTGTGGTCACTTTGACTTCGCCAGGAGCCAGTGGGCCAGGGATGTGCGACATGACCCCAGCATTTACTTTGCCGGAGAAGAGATAAATCTTACAGTACGATCATGGACTCACGGATATGATTTCTATCATCCACACCGCCTTGTCCTATGGCACGGCACGATGAGAGAGGAGAGAAGTCAGATATGCAAATGGGATGATGACAACCGTAAGGGAATCCATTGGGACGAAAAACAGAATGAAAACCGGAAGATGATCATGAAGCTCTTTGGCATAGAAGATCATCCCCACATAACCCTTGATCCTGCCTATGGGCTCGGTACAGCTAGGACGGTAGCTCAGTATGAGAAATTTGCCGGCCTTGACTTTAAGCGCCGTGCCGTGCAACAGTACACCGTAGACAACCAACCACCTCCTAATCCCCTGGTACTTGGAGATTATACTGCTAGTTTGAAAAAATCATTTTACTATGTTGTGAATGTAGAACGCAAAGACTTCCCGCGCAATGACTACAAGCATATTTTGGTTGCGTTTGATGATGAGAATGGAATAGGTATAAACCTGGAATATCAACCACCAAACTTCCAGAATGGAGTTATTCATTATGCTAAGTATTTCACTCATGATATGGATAAACGTGTCGCCCGGGTGGTTTACTGGGGACAAACAACGTCCGATGAGTGGGCTGAACGTGTCGAGATAATACTTCCGGTGCCAGAAGACTACAGTGTGCCTACGGAGCCTTTCATTCAGAATGTAAGCAGGCAAGACATAGTTGACGGAAAGCATTTTGAAGTAGGAGACAATACCATACTAATCCAGATACTTGATGCCGGAGAGGACTTTCCTGAGCCTAAATTCAGTCCCCTGGAAAGGTATTACTTCGCTTTTTCTGATGAATGGACAAGCAAAGGAGTCCTGGCCACCGAAGCAGAAAGTATACAGCCAGCACAGGCAGAAGCTATCGCTAAGGTGTTACGCCATGCTGCCGAGATAAAGGCTAATGTATTGGTTCATTGCCTTGTGGGTGAGTGCCGATCGTCGGCTATCTCCGCTGCCGCGAAGACAATTGGATTTAGTGTGTTGCCTAACAAAAAGAATAACCGACCTAATCAACGAGTGCTTTCAATGGTATTGGAAAAATTAAAATCATGAATAGATCAGAGTTTATAAAAAACTTTTTGATGCTCCCATTTATTAAATTAATTGTGGAACACAAGCCTGTTCCAGGGACTACTCCAACGCCTATCCCGAGTGTTAGGGTAACGCATTGTGTGGATCACAATCCACTCTATCCTTCTGAGATGTATGAGTTCAAGCCAACAGATATTCCATGGACCATGCCACCTACCCCTCCAAGGAGAGATGTAATAACTTCACAATGCCTACCAAAAACAGCCAAAATAGATACAAGTGTAGGGATTCCTACTACTTTTGTACTTAATGGCAAAAACCTTTATTTTACTGACCTTCCTAATGGCACCTGGGTAGGGCCAGGATATTGGTTTTATAAAGTCAATGGATATCTAAATTTAAGAGGGACTTGGAGATAAAATGGAAAAAGACTATTTATTCCTATTTAACAGGAAAGAGCAACGAATGATTCAAAGGAAAGCCCTAAATATTATTGTAGGGAATGAGGTTGTATCAATTACTGACAAGAATAATAAAGTAATTCTCACGAGACATATTCCACTTTATATGAAAATGCAAAATGATACTCGCACAACGCCAAAGGAATTGTATTTTGACAGCAAGTGTTATACCGGAACACTATCAACCAATTTAAAATAAAAAGTTTATTATGAAAAAAATATTTGTATTCATCGCAATGCTTCTCTGCTTTCAGATCGAGGCACAAAAAACATCTAAAGCACATATAGGTCGTGTCATAGATGGAGACACCTACGTTGTAGATTCCGCCAGTTACAAAGGAAAGATAGTTGACGACTTGCGGATAAGACTTGTCAACGTAGACTGCCCGGAGATTTACTTTGTACCTAAGAAAAGACCAGCCCAGCCGTTTGGTGAGGATGCTAAATTGATGGTAAAAAACCTCATTGAAGGCAAGAATGTCACACTGACCTATTATGGTAAGGATAAGTTTGGCAGGGTAATGGCTTTTGTGCTTATAGACACAGAACGGCTAGATGACATTATACTTCAAAACGGCTGGGGATGGGCATACAAAGGATATCACCCGGTAAAAGGCTATAAACATGGTGTTGAACTCATGAAAAAAGCTCAGGCCGGAAAATATGGATTATGGGCACTGCCAGATCCTATTGAGCCCAGTAAGTGGAGAAATCAATAAAATGGTTTTATGGCAAAAATAGTTACAGCATATTACGCCAATCATCTTGGTGCCCCGTACTGGGGACAGATGAGTAGAGAACTGTGGTATCTTTACTCTTTACGGTCAATATGTGGTTTTGGCTGTCCAGTAGTATGCTATACTGATAACCGTGGATATGATCAACTTACTGCTTTCAAGGAAAAGAATAATCTCAGTAATCTTACTATAAAAGTTTATATTCTTGAGGAGAGCCCCTGGTTTAATAGGGTATTGTCAATAAGGAAGTCAAATCCAGAAGAATACGACGATCCTGACAAGATTCACAGGTACCACAGGCCATCAATTATATACTGGTCTAAGTTCGTTTTACTGCATAAGGAAGCAGATATGGGACAGAATGTTTTTTGGATTGATTGCGGTCTATCCCATAGCGGACTCTTCCCTGGCTCTATGAGATCATATGACCTGGAAGGAGTGCAAAATTCATACCATTATGATCTAGCCTTCACCCCCGATACTCTAAAAAAGATAGAGGACAGAGTACAAGGAAAGATTGTGGTATTATGTCGCCCATCTACTGACGCCGACATACATGGGCTTAAGAAAGAACTCGGAGATTTTCATGCTGAGGCATATCCTGTTGGAGGCTTTTTCGGTGGCTCTTTTGATTACTTAATGAAATATACAACCGAAGCTTACGCCTTAATCCACCGACTTCTTCTCACCGATTATTTGTGTAATGACGAAGAGATAAGTACTTACATTGTAAATAAGTATCCTCAGTGGTTCAGCATATGGATGTTTGACACATTTTATCATGAAGACTGGAAGGATGCTTACGATCCCAACCGAATATCATTTAGTAACTTTTTTAGATGAATATAGCTTTCTATGGTTCTCATAATGCAACATTTGTTGTAGAGGAGAATGGCAAGATCCTTGAGGTCTTAGAGATGGAGCGTTTTTTGAACTTTAAGAATGTGGGCATGGCTCAATATATGTGTCCACGATATAATCTTATTGTGTACCTTGCAAAGTATATGGCAGGGCACATTATGAGGAAGTATAATGTACAAAAGTTTGACACCTGCTTTTATATGAATACGGATGTTATCACTACTGATAGATATCATCTTGATCAGTTCATCCCAGCCAATAAATATGTTTACGGATTACACCATCAATCTCATGCGGCTGGTGGTTTTTATCAGTCACCATATTCTGAGGCGCTTATATTTTCAGTAGATGGTGGCGCCAATGATGGCAAGTTTAATATATATACCTGCAAGCGGGGGCAGTCTCCTGTTTTACTGCAACGCGTAATGAACCCATATGACCAGGTGCAGGAATATGACCTTGGATACCCATACATGTTTTTTGGAGAGTTCCTTGGTGATATAAAGTATGAATCTCTAACCATAGGGAACCTTGTTTATCCAGGCAAGATCATGGGCTTGGCCTCATATGGTTCTGTGGTGAAAGAATGGCTTCCCTTTTTTATAGATTTTTACAAAAAGAATCCAGGGGGCGTGTTTGCGCCGGATTCTCAGGTTAATCAGTACACAATGATAAACGACATCATTGGCCGGTACATAGGAGTTGTTTTTGATATCAACAATCGTCTTTATGGTGAAATTGCTTATAATGTCGCGGCTACTAGCCAGGCAGCCTTTGAAAGCTGTTTTTTTGAGGTTACCCAGCCATATATAGACCAGTATCCAGAAATGCCACTGGTATTTGTAGGAGGTTGTGCGCTAAATATTCTATTGAACACTAAAATAAGAGAGCAAAGAGATGTTTTTATTGGTCCCAATCCAAACGATTGTGGTATTGCACTGGGTATGATGCTTAACCACCTTAAGCCTGCATGGCCTTATGATGCCACGTACTCAGGAATAGAGTTAATGGATGCCTCAATGCTTTTTGGATATCTACAAAACTCACCTATTAACTATACTGTACAGAATGCAAGCCGTAAACTAGTTGCCCAGGATTTGGCTGACGGAAAGATTATTGGGGTGGCCAGAAGACGATCAGAACATGGTGCCCGCGCACTGGGAAATAGAAGTATATTATGTGATCCTTCATATCCAAACATGAAAGATGTTCTTAATGCCAAGGTAAAGCACAGGGAATGGTATAGGCCTTTTGCTCCGGTAGTCAGACTTGAGGATGTCAGCAAGTATTTCCATTTTGAAGGAGAGAGTAGGTGGATGAGTTTTTGCCCTGTTGTTCGTGAAGAATGGAGGGACAAGCTAGCAAGCATAACACATATTGACGGCACTGCCAGGGTACAGACAGTGACCCGTGAGAATAATAGATTCTTATACGATCTATTGACTCAGTTTGATAAGATAAAAGGATTTGGGGTTCTTTTAAATACGTCGTTTAATGTCGATGGCAAGCCTATCCTTTCTAGCGTTCGCGATGCCATGACAATTCTCGAGAGCACTGAAATGGATGGATTAATTATTGAAAACGTATACATAAAAAAATAAAATAAAAATGAAGTCAACCGATTTGGAAAGCATTTTCGATTTCTATGGAACAGATAAAAATCGTAGCGGATATACTGCAACATATAAAGAGCTTTTTGAGCCAATAAGAAATACGTGCAAGGCTGTCTTGGAGATAGGCATAGGAACAATGGATAGATCTGTTGTTTCTAGCTTTGCCGGGAACCTAAGCCTTTTTCCGCATTACCTTCCTGGTGGATCACTTCGATCATGGCGGGATTATTTTCCTGGTGCTCAGATCACGGGCGTAGATATTGCTTCTGACTGTATGTTCACCGAAGAACGCATAAGGACAGTAATGGGCGACTCTAGCGGCCTTGGAATTTTAGGATTACTCGATAAGCAATATGATGTCATCATAGACGATGGCAATCACAACCCTAAATATCAGATGGCAACGCTTCGGAATCTTAAAAACTTATTATCACCTAATGGTATTTACGTTATCGAAGACATCAATGGATATGGTGGTGAAGATGGATATATGGACGCATATCGAGATGAACTATCAGAACTAACTAAGGGTATGGAGGTTAGTGATCGTGGAAATCATATTGTTATCAAAAACGCTCAAACTGCATCTATGGATATACCCGCTACCAATTCAAATCCCAGGCTGACAGTAGTCACCGGATTATGGAATATAGGTCGTGACGAGCGTGACTTTGAAAGTCATTACCTGGTTAAATTCAGGCAGTTATTAAAAGCCCCGTGCTCTATGTTTGTCTTCATAGAAGCAAAATACGAGCATGTGGTATGGGAGATAAGGAGAAAGGAAAATACTCAGGTAAGAATCTATGAGCTCAGTGACATTAAAAACCTGTATAATCCTTTCTGGGACCGAACCCAGGAAATCAGAACATCTAAAGAATGGCTTAACATAACAGGTGAAGGAGGATGGCTTACAGGAAGCCCGCAGGCGCGTCTTGAATGGTATAATCCTATTGTGCAAAGTAAGATGTTTATGATGCACGATGTAACCCTGTGGAACCCCTTTGACTCTAAATACTTCTTATGGGTAGATGGAGGACTCACCAATACGGTTCCAGAACAGTTGCTTTGTGAACCTGAATTTTATCGAAAGGTGACCAAGTACATAGATCCATTTCTTTTCCTGAGCTTTGACTACAGCAATACCACCGCCGAGATACATGGGATGAAGCGCGAAAAGGTTCACCAGTATGCCGGGACCGTTGTTGACCATGTGTGTCGTGGAGGTCTTTTTGGAGGAACCAAAAGAGCAATAGGATATGCGCATAGTCAATATTATGGATTGCTTGATATGAGCCTTTCCGATAAAGTCATGGGTACGGAGGAGACGATCTTTGCTATCATGTCTTATCTCAGACCCAATTATTTCAGACGATACAGGTTGCCGGGAACAATAATATCTCCGTTCCTAGAAGCCGTGATAAACGACAATGCGGTGATTACCGGAGAGAACGTATTAAATAAAGAATATCACGAGCTAAGAGACAGGACAGCCATATATTTTCTTGCCTTCCAAAAGCCAAATCAGCTTGACACGACCATATCTCATATGCAGAAAACATGTCCTGACTGGCTCACGGTACCACTGAAGTATGTGGTTGACAACAGCACAGACCCAGAAGCCAGGGCTGGAATAGCAGAGGTGTGTAAGAAACACGGATTTAAGCATATTCCATTGATGGAGAACCTTGGAATCAATGGAGCAAGGCAGTATGTGGCTGAGCACTTTGATAAGTTAGATGCTGATTACTATGTCTTCTTCGAAGATGATATGACCTTGAATGGAGAGGATATGAAGGGAGAGTTTTGCCGTAATGGGTTTAGACGCTACGTTCCTAAGTTATGGGATGTTATTCATGGGATCATGGCTAAAGAAGAGCTTGATTTTCTTAAGCTAACATTTACAGAGGTGTTTATGGATAACCAGGTGCAGGTATCGTGGTATAATGTGGAGCAAGATGTCCGCGATGATCAATGGCCATACTATAACAAGCTCCCTGTCCATGGGTTTGATCTTAACCATCCGGCTACCAAGTTTGATTATCTAGGTAATTTTGATGGGACCGCATATGCCATTGGTGATGTATACTACTGCAACTGGCCACTTTTGTTTAGTAAAGCAGGCAATAAAAAGGTATTTTTGACCTGGATACCGGAACATCCGCATGAAAGAACCCAGATGGCCTATGTATTTGGGCTGCAGATAAGGGGGGAAATCAAAGCGGGTGTGTTATTGGCTTCCCCTATCACACATGACAGGAAAGAGGCATATGCGGCAGACGAACGAAAAGAAGGATAATGACATGTATTGCGAGACGATGCTATTTATCTAACGGACAGTGGAGATCTAACAAATCGTCCCCTATCCGTATTGATCGATCATTGGTTAACCGCATACACCAACCGACAGCTATATACAGTAGATGAGGTCCTATCGGAAGACTATCTTATAAAATTAAGGCGGGCAGAAAAAGATCTTAAAGAATTATTGCAGGTAACTGCCAATCTTCTTGAATATGATGATCACGATCCCAGGGACCAGGTCTATTTCAATATCGCCCGGGATTTAACCGCGTTGAAGTCCAGACTTGACAAGGCAATCAATACGCCGCGTCTCAGTCTAACACCGTCTAAGAGCCTGAGTCTTTCATACGATCCATTTGTCAGGTGCTCCCCAACGCCAACTGCTTCGGTAACCGGGTCAACAACCCCATCAACAAGCATAACAGGAAGCGTTACCAGAAGCGTTTCTATAACTCCTACCATGACCAGGAGCGCCAGCGTCACGCCTTCCGTTACCAAGTCAATAAGTTATACGCCCACACAATCGGCTTCGTCTAGCGTCACCCCAACCCCTTCGGTAACAGGATCAATTACCCCCAGCGTAACTAGTTCTATTTCTATAACCGGCAGCATCACAGCAAGTGTAACAGCTAGTACCACTCCCAGCCCTTCTATTACCCCGTCGACAACTAATAGTATTTCGACAAGTAATTCGGCCACGCCAAGCGTTACTGCTTCGGTCACCGCAACACCCTCTACGACAAATTCAATTAGCGTTACTGCTTCGGTGACCGCTTCTGTAACCCCTTCGGTCACAAGTTCAATAAGCATTACCGGCAGCATAACCCCTTCGGTTACATCTAGCATTTCAGTCACGAGTTCAATCACGCCATCCGTTACCTCGAGCATTTCAATCACGGCCTCGGTAACCGCATCGGTAACTAGTTCTATTAGCATTACGCCTTCTATAACTAGTAGTATTTCGGTTACGTCAAGCATTACTCCAAGTGTAACCAGTTCAATTTCCGTAACTGCAAGCGTTACGCCGTCAGTAACCAGTTCGATTTCAGTAACGCCAAGTGTCACCTCTAGTATTTCAGTAACTTCAAGTATAACTCCATCTGTTACCAGCTCCATTTCGGTAACCGCCACCGTAACGCCTACGGTGACCAGTTCAATTAGCGTTACATCCAGTACAACTCCTTCGGTCACTTCAAGCATATCTGTAACTTCGAGTATCACGCCATCAGTAACTAGTTCAATTAGCGTTACAGGAAGTACAACTCCTTCGGTCACTTCAAGCATATCTGTAACTGCATCGGTCACCAGTTCCATATCTATAACGTCAAGCGTTACACCAAGTGTCACGGCGTCTGTTACATCTAGCATTTCTGTTACGCCTTCAGTCACCAGTTCAATCTCTGTTTCTTCAAGTGTCACGCCATCAGTAACTAGTTCGATCAGTATTACAGCTAGTGCCACACCATCCGTAACAAATTCGATTTCGGTCACAAGTTCTGTGACGCCTTCAACCACAGCAAGCGTCACGGCATCGGTCACCAATTCAATAAGTATTACCGCAAGCACTACACCATCAGTTACTAGTTCAATCAGCTTAACGCCTACGATTACCCCGTCTGTAACCAGCTCTATCAGCATTACGGCAACAGTGACAAGTAGCATTTCGATCACGGCCAGCGTCACTCCTTCTGTCACCAGTTCAATAAGTATTACCCCTTCAGTAACCAGTTCGATTAGCTTGACTGCATCAGTAACGCCGACAGTTACCAGTTCAATTTCAGTAACTTCAAGTATTACACCAAGTGTTACATCAAGTATTTCAGTCACAGCTAGTATTACGCCATCAGTAACTAGTTCAATTTCAGTAACACCATCTGTTACTGGCTCAACAACACCATCGGTAACATCGAGTATTTCAATCACTGCCAGCATAACTCCATCCATAACTGGTTCTATTTCGGTAACGCCCAGCGTCACCCCTACGGTTACAAGTTCAATCTCGGTAACGAGTTCAATAACTCCTTCTATCACTAGTAGTATTTCGATCACAGCTAGTATCACGCCATCGGTAACATCAAGTATCTCTATTACTTCAAGCATCACGTCGTCCGTAACTAGCTCTATTTCTATCACGGCTAGCATCACTCCCACAGTAACCAGTTCGATAAGCATCACACCAAGCATCACATCAAGCGTTACTCCAAGTATTTCGATATCAGTTACGGCGACTCCGTCAGTAACTAATTCCATTTCGATTACTCCTTCCGCAACCAGTTCTATTTCAGTAACGCCAAGTATAACACCAAGTACATCTGGTACTAGCTGCAGTAGAGTTCAGTTTGGTTTTAAGGGCTCTTATATTTCAGGAGATACTTCATTAACGGTTCCATGGCCGACACATACTGCTAATGATATAGCTGTATTAACAGTTGAATCAGATTTGGATCCAACTACTCCTTCAGGATGGTCAGAGATACGTTATTCACCACTGCTAACAACTAACTCAGCAGGTATATCTACCAGGTTGTCTGTATTTTGGAAGCGTGCTACATCGTCTTCTGAGGGGGATGCTGTTATTCCAAATATAGGAAGTCATGGTAATGCAGTGATAATGACATATAAAAATTGCGTTACCACTGGAGAGCCTTTTGATCTTATAACTACTACATCAAAGAATACTTTAAATAACTCTACAAGTATAAATAGTGGAGTTCCAAACCATAGTTGTAATGATGTATTGTTTGTAGCTGCGAGGGCCGGGGATAATGGCAATACTGCGCAGTATAGTGGAGAGGCAGATTCGTCGTTAACCAGTTTAGTAGAAAAAGTAGATGGGGCGTAATAAATTTGTTAATTTTGATGTAAAAAACAGATGACAAGTTCTCAATATTTAACATTGAAGTCAGATATATTGGCTAAATCGGCTACAGTATATTCAGGGGCCACTTTGGCTACTCATATGGGGAATTCTAATTTCTCTGTTATAGCGGATTACTACAACAGTACTGCTGCTCCGGTGACATTGCTATGGAGGCCTGATATAACCGTTTCTGATATGACAAATATTATTGACATGGCAGAATATGTATTGTTGTCTGTTGCCAAACAGAATGCATGGATGGCTATGTCTCAGGGCCGTATTATAGATGCTACGCTGTCACAGGTTAGAACTAATTTTGTCACTATTTTTGGAAGTGGTACCAATACCACCATTGCAGCTACGGCAATGGCACAAAAAGAGGCGACTAACTTTGAAAAATTATTTACCACTAATGGTGTATGCAGTGTATATAAAGTCCTGGTAACTGCATCAGACATTATACAAGCAATCAGATCATAATGGCAAATATTACTAAAACGGTAGGGACGTCTGTTATATCATTGCAGAGTGTTGCTGCCAGTAGTGTTTTGATAAGTTCTGCTGTATCTATTGCCTCTAAGTTGGCAGCTACTTTATTTATCCACTTTGGACGAAGATCAGCTACGGCTGCTGGCGCAGGAGTTAATATACGTATCGAGGGCAGTTCTAAGTCATCTGGTGATGGCCACTGGTACCCATTGGCTGTTTTGACAACTCAATTTGCTGCTTGCGAGTCTGAGGCTGTATCTGGAACTGTTTTGTCAGCGCAAAATGTGATCACAGTTGCTTCAACTACCAACTTATCGGCCGGGGATATCATATATATAGACAATGGAACTATTGCAAACTCAGAATGGCATAGGATTAAAAGTATAGTTACAAACACATCTGTTACCGTTGAAGACAACCTTGTAAATGCACAGACCGGCGCTACCGTATACGATTCAGCTGAAATGTATGCCATCCAGTTGGACTTGTCTGCTTTGAGTAGATTAAGGATAGTCGTAGATGGTAGTTTGTTTACTCAGGCTTTTGCTATTGAAGCGGATATGATAACAGCCGACAGTATTGGATAATTATGTTATTACCACGTCCTAATATTGGTATTAATGTAGATAGATCACATCCATTATCTAGTGGGCTTAAAATGCTATATCTGTTTAATGAGAAAAGCGGTGGTGGCATAATGGATATTACTAATAATAATCCAAGAAATGGCGTTTTAAATAACTTCTCCAATAGTTCAAGTAGTGGTTGGGTTGGTAGTCCATATGGTGGAGGTCTTCTTTTTGATGGGGTAGATGATTATGTGTCTATTAATCGTATGGTATTCCAAAGGTATGTTGATTACAATAAACCATATACTATAGCTATTTCTTTTACCTTCAAATCGATAGTTACTACCCAAGCCATTATTGGTTGTGCTAATGCGACGACGACAAGTACTACTACCTATGATGATATAATGTTGTATGTAGATAGCGGTAAGTTATGCTATGAGTTTGCTGTAAATAGGGGAAGTAATTTGTATAATGGGAGAAACTGGGTTGCTGCTGCATCAAATGGGTTTGTCACTGGTACCAGGTATCATGTCGTTATATCTTATGATGGCACTAATACTTTTGCGGCAACAAGTATAAATGCTTATCTTAACAATAGCCTTGTCAGCATGACCAGTGGCAATGCTTATGGTGCCGCCTCTCGCAGTATATGGACTACTTATACTGATCCCAATGTTCTTAGGATAGGTTCACGGGAATATCCAGGCAGTCCAATACCATCAAATATTGTTGTTCATTCTATTAGATTGTATGATAGGAGGCTTAATTCCTTTGAAGTTGATAGTTTATACAAAAATGATTATATAGGTTTAAGAGTAAACAAGCAGTTTTTATTAAATCCAACGTTATATGGATTGGGCGCCTGGAATGGCAAGTTAGTTGCAGCAGGAAACGCAGGGACATTAACAGCTGCAATAGCTAATAATGCAATAGAGTCAGGGATGTTTATAAGTTTTTTGAATAATGTGGAGACAATTCCAGGGTTAGTAGTAGATGCAGATGGTTTTTATGTGATAGATTCAGATAATGGAAGGCTTAAATACGAATAATTATGGCGGGAGATAAAAGAATCGATCAATTAGGGGCGGCATCGTCAGTTGCGGATACCGATTTGTTTTTTGTTGGTAATCCCGGGACAGGGGCTCTGTCTAAGGTCACAAAGCAAACTTTGTTGGCCATTTATTTTGGGTCACAGTCTGTTGCTACTGCTGCGGGTACAACTACGTTGACAGTTTCGTCTCCATACGAGACTGTGTTTACCGGCACCAGTACTCAAACCTTGAAACTACCCGACGCAACCACATTAGTAGATGCACCGGGTACTCCAACAAGATATCATATTATTAACAATAGTTCCGGCATTGTGACTATCCAGGATAATGGGTCCAATACCAGGTGGGTTTTGGCTTCAGGAGGTGAGGCTTTTTTGTTGTTGACAGATAATAGTACATCAAACGGAACATGGGATATAAGCCATCCTGTTTTTGTTGGTAGCGGTAAAATGTCTAACTTTGATCAAATTAACAGCTCAGGCCAGATCGATATGATTAGGATGGGCGCAATTTTATAAAAATAATGGCAGCAAATACATTACCTATTTATGGACGCACACCAGATATTCAAATTGGTGGGGCCGTCATTGGAACGAGTGCTAATACGGCTACAGATGGTACAGGAGCCAACACAAGTCTTATCTATACGGCAGACGCTACGGAAGGCTCGTATGTGTACTATGTTAAATTCAAGCCTATCTCTACGATAGCTGCCACGGTTATACGGTTGTGGTACTGTTCAGCCACAGGGGCCTTTTCGGCAGGAACTACTAACACGGCTGCCAACACTACAATGATCGGAGAGGCTACGGTTGCTGCATGGACAGCGTCAAACACATTGGCTTCTAACGACATCATTATACCGGTAAATATGCCCTTGCCCCCCAGCACTAAGCTACTGGTCACCTTTGGAACATCTACCGGTGCCGGAACGACGGGATTTAATCCTCTAACTGTAGCAATGAAGTTTTAATATGTGGCCACAAGACATTGGAGCGCGAAAAGGCCTTACTAAGTGGGATGTTTTTATGGCCGTTCAGAACGCCACTACAACAAATAGCTGGCAAGTATGGACCAAACCTTTTGGGTGCAGTTGGGTATGGATTTACATACAAGCATCTGGTGGCGGTGGGGGCAAGGGAGCTGGTGGTGCTGCCACCGTAGCATCTGGTGGCGGTGGGTCTGGTGGTATAGTAAAGGTATTGGTTCCGGCTCATATGTTGCCAGACACCTTATATATTCGTGTTGGCAATGGAGGTGCAGGAGCGACTACTTCAGCAAATGGTACTGCCGGAACAACTTCTTATATTGCTATTGCTCCTAATACTACTGCCGCTAACGTAATAGTATCTATTGCGGGTGGGGGCGGTGGCGCCGGCGCTGCTGCTGCTACGGCTGGTGCTGCTGGCGCTGCCGCAGTTGTTACAAGCTTTCTTGCTGCATTATGTCTTATATCCACTACTGCTGGACAGGCTGGTACCGCAGGATCTGCCGCCGCTAATGGTGCGGTGACGGCTGTTGTTTATGGTGCTGCCTCTAGTCCTACGTCAGGAGGTGGTGGAGGTGGTAATGGGACTGCTGCCGGTGGTAATATAACAGGGGCAGGTATTATGCAAACCATCTCAGGAGGTGTAGGTACCACGGGAGGGGCAGGGCTTCCAGGCTATTTATTTAATGTTCCTTTGTTGGTAAATAATTTCATGAGTATAACACCTGCCTTTATTTTCTCTGGTGGCAGTGGCGGTGGTGGTCACACTACTGGTGCCTCTGGTGCCGGTGGTAACGGATCCTATGGCGGTGGTGGAGGCGGTGGAGGCAATAGTAATACGGCTGGTGGAACGGCAGGGAACGGAGGCAATGGAGGTGATGGGTTCTGTATTATAGGAGCTTTTTAACCGACAATAATGCTATATTTGACCCTTGGCTAACAAAAAAATGGTAGAAGCCTACAAGATATCGATCACCGGAACACTTGCAGATGTGAGTGCAGACAAAGAGTACATGCGTATATCATTTGTCAGCATTAGTGATTAAGTGGCAGATTGTACTCCATGCGATAGTTGGGAAATAACCTCTTATTACGCTTATAATATCCAGATTTATGGTATTGATTGCGTGGGTCTTCCATATACGCATACACTTACTCCTTCTGAAACGATTAAGCCTTGCTTAAAGATAGGAACTGCTTCATGGAGTTATACGGCAGAAGGAGGAGGACAAGGATATTTTCCAAATCAATTTGAAGGTCTTCAAATATTTAATCGTGGTGATTGTGCTAATTGTTTTACACCATCTGTTTCGGTATCTCTTCCAGTAACCAAAAGCGCCCGGGTGATACAACGTAAAGTTGTTTTTAAGCCTGGATTAGCGATAAGACCTCAGCCAATCAATATAGATGCCTTGATTGCGGCATTTGATGACTTTAAAGGAGTTAATTTAGGGGTTTCGCAAAGTATAAGCCCTGAAATTAGTGTGACACCATCATGGAGGCATGAATACTGTCCAGCATGTAATACAACTCCAACGCCTACAGCAACTTCAACAATAACTCCAAGTATATCATTAAGTATTTCGGTTAGTAATACTATTTCTTTGACGCCATCGACCACAGGAAGTGTTACTCCGGCAGTCACCAATACTTTAACTCCTAGCATTTCAATCACTTCTTCTATAAGTTATTCTGTCACGCCAAGCATTTCAATTACGCCATCAACTAGCTATTCAGTCACCCCAAGTGCATCACCGACATCAAGCATTTCGATTACCCCAAGCCTTTCAGTTACCAGTAGTATTTCAAATTCAGTAGGGGTGAGTACTACGCCCAGCCCGACAATTAGCGTCACGCCTTCAATTACTGCTTCTGTTACCGTTTCTGAAACTCCTAGCATTTCCATTACGCCTTCAGTCACATCTAGCATTTCGGTCACCGCAACTAGAACAAAAAGCATTTCTATAACTAGCAGCATCACGCCTTCAACAAGCGTAACATCAAGTATCACGCCTCCGGTAACCCCGAGCACAACCAGTTCAATAAGTGTAACTATTTCCGATACCCCGTCCGTTACCTCAAGTACTTCTATTTCGGCATCCGCAACCCCAAGTGTCACATCTAGTATTTCTGATACCCCAAGCATTACCGGCTCCACAACGCCAAGCGTAACATCTTCTATCACGGCTACGCCATCGGTAACCAGTTCAATCAGCGTAACAATTTCAGATACGCCTTCCGTTACCTCCAGCATATCAATAACCCCAAGCACAAGTACCACCACATGTGATTGTATAAGTTGGGAGATTACATCATACTATGGATTTAATATAGAGATTACTGGAACAAATTGCGATGGTTCACCATATACTCATACGCTTACCCCGTCTGAAATAATAAATACATGCTTTAGAAGCGGCACCGGGGCATGGAGTTATGTTGCTGAAGGTGGTGGAACTGGCAACTTCCCAGATACCTTTGAAGGACTTCAAATATTTAACATAGGAACATGCGGCACCTGGGATTGCAATCCTAATGCATCATCAACTCCATCCGTAACCAGTTCGGTAACGGTCACACCAAGTATCACGGGTAGTATTTCGGCAACGGCCAGCGTAACGCCTACGATCACCCCAAGTACTACAGGAAGCATTTCATTAACCGCTTCCATAACCCCTAGCGTCACTGCCTCAATTACAGCTACCGTTACTCCAAGTATTACTAAATCTACCTCAATAAGCGCCACGGCCACGCCAAGCGTTACAAATAGCATTTCAATAACTCCAACGAACACCCCTAGCAATACCAAGACGCCAACCGTAACGCCAACAGCAACCAGGACAATAAGTTTTACGCCTTCGATTACCCCAAGCATTAGCTTTACATCAACTGTAACGCCATCAGTAACTAGGACAATAAGTTTTACGCCTTCGATTAC